TTTTGTTTAAGGAAATTAGATTAGGTGATAAAATAAATGATTAATATAACACATATTGAAGTTTTTAATATGAATAATGCTTTTAGAGGATTAAGAAATCCATTAAATAGTTGGGATAGAAGTGATAGTGAATGGGGAGGATATAATAATCAGGATTTTATTATTGGAGAAAATGATTTAAAACTTGCTCAAAGAATGATTAAAGTAGGAACTGATGAGTCTAAATTTATGAGACAAATATTTGTATCTATGGATATTGAAGCTCCTCTATATTGGTGGAAAGAAATGGACACCTATAAAGTAGCAACAGTTGCAAATAGTTGTTCTACAATGCACAAATTAACTTCTTCTCCAATTACCAAAGAACGTTTTAGTTTTGATAATAATAATCTTACTCAATTAGAAACAGAAGAATATTTAAAATGTAAAGATATAATTGAATCTGTAATTGAAAATTGTGAATGGTTAAGACAGCAATATTTAAAAACTAAAGATAAACGTTATTGGCGCGAACTTGTTCAATTATTACCAAATGCTTGGAATCAAAAAAGAACCTGGACAGCTAACTATCAAGTTTTAAGAAATATTTATTTTGCACGAAGAAATCATAAATTAGTTGAATGGCATGAATTTTGTAATATGATTGAAAAATTGCCTTATGGAGAGCAACTAATTTGTTATAAGGAGATAAAAGAATAATGGTTGATAATATAATTAATTTACCACAAAATGAAAATAATGAAAATAAAAAACAAAAATCTATATTAGAAGATTCATTAAATGCTTTAACTGAAGTTATGCCCGAACTTGAAGGTGTTGATGGAATGTCAGCGATACTTGCTTTACCAGATGAACATTTTTCAGTTTTAGCTCCTGCAATTCTAATGGAGATGGAAAAAAGCTTAAATAATGTTAATGATAAAATGGTATTAGTTCAGGCACTTAATGCGTCAGGATTAAAATCAGAAGATTTAGTAAACGCTTTTTCAGAAATTATAGTATTAATTGATGAAAAATTAACGACTATACCAAGACCTAAAAGAGAATTTATAAAAAGAGTATTAGGTATGTTATGTAATGCTATAGTTGATACAGAAGGTATTGCTAAAAAAGTTATTCAAATTCCTATTGAACTTTGTAATGAAAATGCTAAAATTCCCACTTATGCTAATTCAACTGATGCCGGAATGGATGTGTATGCAATAGAAGATTTTACATTAGCACCAGGTGAATCTAAAATTATTCCAACTGGATTAAAAGTAGCAGTTCCTCTTGGTTATGAATTACAAGTTCGCGCACGCAGCGGAATTTCAGCAAAAACTAAACTAATTTTAGCTAATGGAGTTGGAACAATAGACAGTGGTTATCGTGGCGAAATAGGTATTATTTTAGAGAATATTGAACCTAAAATTAAGGATATAGGATATACTTTTAATGAAACTGGAAAACCTATTATTTTAGGCATAGAACATGGTCAATCTTATTCTTTTTCAAAAGGAGATAGGATTGCACAATTAGTATTAAATGAAATTCCTAAAGTTGTATTTTATCAAGTTGAAAATATTGAAAAAATTGAAGGAAATCGTGGTGGAGGTTTTGGTTCCACGGGAGTAAAATAATGATTGAAAAAGTAAATAAAGATTTATCATGTACTGTAACTACAATAGTTTCAATATCAACAATACCATATAGAGAAAATAAATATCTTAATTTTATAATTTTTAAAGATAATAAATACCATCCTTATTTATTAATTTTTGAATCAGATTGTGCAAATATTTCAATAGCAATTCCGTATCAATGTTATGATATTAATGATAAAATTCAAAATGTTAAGATAGATATGCATCTTAATGCACTATTAGATTTAAATGGAATTATTGCTTTTCAAATTTTTGATTTAGATTATAAACCTCCAAAGAAAATGACTAAAAAAGACATTGAAAAAGAATTAGGTTATAAAATTGAAATTGTGGAGTGAAAGGAGTAATGGCACGAATAAAAATTGAGGACATTCGCGCCGAAGTAGAAAAAGATAAATGGAAGGTTATATCTGAAGAGTATGTTAATCTTGATACGGAAATGATTTTTGAATGTTCAGAAGGTCATAGAATTTATGCGCCGTGGAAGAAGATTAGACAGAAAAGAGAATGTCCTATATGTAAAGATAATTTTAATAGATTAAGCGAACAAAAAATTATTCCCAAAATTAAAGGAAAAAAACGAATTTTAGCATTAGACCAAGCTACCTATAAAACAGGATGGAGTATATATGATGGAAAATCTTTAACTAAATTTGGAGTATTTGAAACTACTCTTCAAGATGAAATAGCAAGAGATAATGCTATAAAGAATTGGTTAATTTCTATGATAAATAATTGGAAACCTGATTGGATTGGAATAGAAGGATTACAATTACAAGAAAAAAGTGAAGAAAGAAAAATGGGCGTAACAGTATTTGAAACATTAGCCCGACTTCAAGGAATTTTAATGGAAACTTGTTATGAATATAAAATTCCTTTTAAAATTTGCCCTACAAATACTTGGAGGAAACATTGTAATATCAAAGGAAAAACAAGAACAGATAAAAAACGTTCTATGCAAATATTAGCAAAACAATGGTATGATGTAACAATTTCAAACGATGAAGCTGATGCAATCGGTATTGGAAAATATTTATCGGATGAAGTATGTATAGAATATATAATAGAAAATTGGGAATAAAAAAGAGAGGTATAAACCTCTCTTCTTTTTTATTTTACTCTATAGGCGTCCCATACTAATTTATCCGAAGGGTCAAAGGTATCATAAATATGACCATCAATAGCACAGGTGATATGACCATTCATTGTAATTAGGTAGATACCCACCGGATTTTCACGTACAAATTCGCCTACAGAGATTTTTCTATTTCTTTTTCCACATCCACAAACTTTTTCAAAATTACGTTCTAAATATTCATCAATATAAGCAACTTCATCTAACATAATTGCTTGAGCTTGGGCAAATTTACTTAATTCACTATAAGTTTCATCCCAGTTTCTATTTGTTGCTAATGAAATTGCTCTTACTGTACAATCATTGACATTGCGCCCGCGTGGATTAGCATTATAGTATCTAAACATTTACTTACATATCACGTAATTTTTGAACATGTTTTCTAATAATTTCTTTTTCTTGTGGAGTTTCAGCAAAATCCATCATAGATTCAACACACATGCAAATAGCATACATAAGTTTTTCTAATCCTTCATGTAGTAGGAATATGAGAAATACACTATAAAAATTTAGTCAAAAAAAAAGAAGAAATTTTAAAATTTCTTCTTTTTAAAGTAATTATTCTGTAATAAAAGGTTTAATTTTATTTAATGAATCAATAGTAATGTCAATATTTAATTCTTCAATATTTATTAGATATTTATCATCAATATCAATATCTAAATTTAATACTTCATTCATAATTGAATTACATTCATTTTGTTTATCTTCCTGAATTAAAACTGCACTTTTATTATCATTATATTGTAATTGATTATCCTTGTCGCGCTTACCGTATTTTTCCACTAATTCGGTAATTTTAGATTGATAAAATTTTTGTTCTTCAACACATTTTTCATAGCACTTATTTAATTTATAAGCTGTTTGTATTTTTAATTCTTTATCTTTTAAATCATTATAAGTATCTAAAAAATCTAAAGCTTGAAACATTTTTATTTTCATCTCATTTTCCTCCTACTTTATCTATTTATATTATACTTAAAAATTAAGATAAAGTCAAATTTTTAACTTGTTCTTCAAGTAAAGCTATTTTTTCTTCTGATTCTTCTATTTTTCTTTGAGCTTCTTTAAAAGCCCCATATAAAAACCATATTGAAGAATTTGGTAAATATTCTGAACCCGCGCCTCCATCAAATAAATGTACCATTTCAACTGGCATTTCTTGAGTAGTAGTTCCGATATAATATGTATTATCTCTATCAATCATTTTATAACTATAGATTGGAATATCTTTAATTGAGTTATAAGCATATACTTCATCAAATTGTATCATATTTTGTTTAATACTTAAATCTGATGTACCAGTTACGTGATGAGCTTGTACGTAATCCCATTTATAACTACCAGTCCCAATATTACCTTTTCCATTTGTTTGATGCATTAAATCAGTTAATGGAATAACACAAACATCATTAGTACCAGATAGATACCATACTCCAAATCCAGAAGATGCCTTTGCTGGTTTCACAGATAATTGTCCAAATTGTAAAAAAGAACTATTAACTGAACCATCTGCTACAAATGAAAATAAATTAGAAGTATCATTATAAGTAATATTATCATTATTAGCAAATTCTATCTTATCTGTATAAATTGTTGTACCATAAATACCTGTCCAATTTTGAGAAGAAGTTCCTAAATTAAATGAATTATTAACTGCTGGTGCAAAAGCAGAGCTATTCATATAACAATTTTTCTTATTAGTGTATGTATTACAATTAACTACAAAATATAATGTAGAATCTGCCGCGAGAGTTACATATTCACCCGCATTAAAACTTGAATCAGTCATCACACCAAGTGCCCCTTCTCCGGCAGTTATTGCCGTAGATTGATTACCTCCAAATCTAATTCCTGTTCCAGCACCAGATACATAATTGAATTGTTCAATCGCGGCTAATTGAGCAGAATTATTAGCATATCTTAAATAAATTGCATTATTAAAAATATAGTTATCTGCGTGCATTGATTCAAAATACCAGTTTACTGTACCTACATGTCCTCTTACTCCCTCAGAGGTAGGATGTATAGTACCCTCATTTGAAATATATATACCTTCTGATGTTCCGCCAGTACATATTTTTAATCTATCATAACAATAAATATCATATAAATCTCTAATATTATGAACATAAAGATTTAACCAATTATTATCTGTATTACCTAAATTATAAGCTTGGTCAGCAAAAGGAACAGCATTACCGTTTACAGATACAAAGAAACCTTTTTTTGTTTCTATACCACTATTAGCACCAGCATAAAAATTAATTGTATTATCAGCAATAATATTTACGTCTTCTAATAATGTTGATTGTAATAATTCTTCTTTTAATAAATTGCCACTTTCACCAGCATGAACAATTAGAGCATCTGTTGCCCCCATTCTAACAGATACACCAGTGTCCGTAGAACCTTGATAAATTTCTACTGGAATGGTTGTTAAATTAAACATATTATATTGAATATTAGCAGTCATTGCCCGCGTGCCATCAATTTTTAAGTATGGAGTTAAATCTGGGTCTGGAATTTCATCAAAAAACGCTATCTGATGTTTTTTTCTTTGACCTTTTAATCCAGTAACTCCGTATAATTTACCGTCGCCTTCAAATCCAATACTACCTTGCCATTCAACATTTTCTTCATCTGCTCCAGTAAAGAAACCAATATATGCTCCTTCTGGAGTAGTTGTACTAGTTTCTCTATTTTCTGGATATACAAAATTTTCTCCATTATAATTTGGCATTCTTGAATAGTCATTAGAAGCAATTTCTACAATATGTGGAAAATAATCTACAGTTGTAGCAGAATTAGTTCCGGCAGTATCTAATTCATTGTGCCAATTATTATTATCAACTCTATATTTAGGATATATAGTTAAAGAGCCATCTTTATCTAATAAAGTAGAGTTATTAATACCAATTTTATTTCTTCTAAATGATAAAGTACCAAAAGAAGGAACTAAATAAAAAGTATCAGTAATTGACGTTAATGTTTTACTTAAAAGATGATATTCAATACTATATGCATTAGTTCCATTAAAAATTGTATATACTGGATAAGTTATTTTTGAATAAAAAGTATAATTATATCCTTCTCTATTTTTTAAATCAGTATCTTCTGGTGTAGTATATATTTTATTAGTATCAGATTGAGGAATAGATTCATAAGAAATTGAACTTTCTATTCCTCCTTCTCTTTGATAATAACTATCAAAATTATTTAAAGTATTATAAAATATTTCATCATAAAAATTTGAAACACTACTACCATTTAATTGTTGAGAAAAACCGGCATCTAATATATCATAATTAATATTAACTTGTGTTGAATCTGCATTGCTTTGTTCTGGCTCTACTCTTTCAATAGAATTAATACTAACCTGTGGTTGTGCTACGCGGGCAATATAATATTGACCATAAGCAAGAGAACTAAATCCAGAATCATGGATTAAAGTTTTAGTTTCACTATTTATATTTTCAATAGTTTTAGTATTAGGCGCGGTTGGTATAATAGCACAATAAATGATTTCATCTTCATTATTATTATCTAAATTAAATTGATAATATCCTTGATATTTAATAATAGAATTTCCATCAGATTGTTCAGTAGTAGCAATATATCCATAATTTAAATTATTTGCTATGCCATCGGTAGTATTTGGTAATATAATATCTGATTTTTTTTGCCAATTATTATTACCAAGAAATTTATATCTTATTAATTTATATATACATCCATCAGTTTCAGTAGTTAATAATTTTTTATTATAATAGCGTTGCGTAGTGCCATCTGACCGATATTTATTATTAGCATCATAAGCTGGATAAAATTCAAATAATAAATATGATTTTGTACTAGTATCTGTTGTAATACCATTCCAAAATGTCCTTACAGGTATATTATTTATATTATGTACCGCAGGCATATTTGTAATAATAGCTTCTGGTGATTCTATCATTTCTGGGATAACTCTGAAATCAACTGTTACAGAAAAAGTTGAACTAGCAGTACCTTGTATTCCATATTTATTATATGGAATTAAACGATATACTAATGTAGCCTGTTGATTAAAGAATTTAACTTGGTTTCTAATATATGATGGAAACCATTTTTCTTTTGTAAAATTCATTGATAAAGTTTGATTATATGTTTCACTAAATGAAGGATAAAAAATATTTGTAGTTTCATCTACTTTACCATTTTCATCCTTCCAATCATCTGTATCAGTAGCTATATCTTGAAAAGTTCCATTATTATTCTGAACTTGTAATTTAAAACCTACATTTTGAAAATCAGTAGCAGATGTACCAACAGATGCTGTCTCATTTGCTCCAATAACTTGAATATTAGAAAAATTAAAATCAGTATGAGATACAATACTATCATTATAATTTAACTGAATAACTTGATTTGTACTTGGTAAAATAATTAATTCAGGATTAAAACTAGCTTCTTGGGCACTTGATAGTCCAGTTATATAAATATCATTATCAGGACTATATACATTTGTTCCATTAATAATATGAAATGACCTCATTATAATTCTAACTTGGACGGATGGAGGTATTGGTACGTCATGAATAAAAGTTACTTTTCCATCTTCAATATCAATAATACCATTATTGGTACCACCATCTATTATTTCTTTTGTCCAAGCATTAATCCATTCAGAACCAGATAAATATTGTAAACTACCAGAAGCACCACGTTGATAATTTTCTTGTTTTTCACCTAATGTAATTTCTATTGTCATTCCGTCAGAAATTTTAAAATCATCTTTTTGTCCATCGGTTGTAGTCCATTCATTTTCAGCATATGAATAAATAATATCTGTTTTAACTATATTTGCTCCGTCAAATTTATTTATAGGTTGCACAATAGTTAATTTAGCACTTTCAGCGTGATTAGGTAAGGTTCCTCTTAAAAAGGTTTGAGATTCCGAACTACTTGCTGGTCCATATAATTGAGTATTACTATAATAAACATAACAATCAACTTTAAATTGTACACTTTCTCCATAATTAATTACATCAAGTTCAGGCGACCAAGTATATGAATTTGAGGTTAAATTATATGCTATGGCAGTCCAAGAAGTCCAAGAATTAGTTTCATTAGTTCCATTTTGCTTACGATAATGTAAAACATATCTTAATGATAATTCATCTTTTTTAGCAGAATCAATTGTTGGAATATTCCAGTTTAAAGTAATTGAATCAACAAATGTTGTATTTGTAGAAGTTGGAGCAGAAATAGAACTAGCAGTAATACCTACTCCATAAATAGTAGCTGATGCATTTCCAAAACTACTAGAATTTCTTACACCAATAGCTTTTACAGTATATGAATCCGTATTTCCAGCAGTTGGGCCAGTATAGCTTTTTGAAGATACGTTACCTACATTAGTTCCTGTAGTAGAAGGAGATTTAGTAACAGTATAATATGAAATACTATTATTCGTACCAGCTTTTGCTCCACTCCAATATAATGTAAAAGTTTTTCCAGAACCAACATAATTACCATTACTACCATATACTGATGTTGGGCCAGATACATCTGTATAGCCAATTGTACTGGCGCTTCCACTTCCAGTAGCATCATTATATACGCCATCAGCTACTACTGTAAATTTATATGTTCCAGTTCCAGGTATTTTATATGTTTTACTAGTAGCAGTAGTATTTCCTTGTGATACTCCATTAGCATATAACCAATATTTATTAATAGCATTATTCGTACCAGCTTTTGCTCCGCTCCAAGAAACAGTTATAGTTGAATCTTTTTTTGCGTAACTAGGAGCACTAACTTTTGTTGGACCAGTACAATTAGTCCAAGTAGCATCATATTTTACATCAAAAACTATTGCTCTTGGTCTTGCGGCACTAGCATTAGAATTTAAACTACTACTTCTTAAACCATTAAATAGGGCCGAGGCAGTAGATGGAATACGGCCCCAGTCTGTATCTGGCCCAATTAACAATGCACATCCGCTTAATGTACCAGAACCTGTTCCAACATTTATTGTAAAACTTCTAGTATATGAATAAGTCTTTCCGCCAGTCCATCTTGTAGAATCTGATTTTAATTGTGAAGAAGTACCACGTAATGTTCCTTTTGTTAAAGTTTGAGCATTTGATGATAAAGAACACCCAGAATATAAATATAAAATTCTATTTCTACGGCTACCTGTACCTAATTCAGTACCTGAACCAAGAACAACATCAATACTAACATTAATAGTTAAATTACTACCACTTCTTGAAGCAGTTATACTATTAATCTCACAACGAGTTGTATTTGATGTATATGAAAAAAATGTAGTATCAGGAAAACCGGAAGCAGTACAAGTATTTTTATACGTTATTGTATTAGCCATTTACCTTTTCCTCCTTAAATAATAATATCAAATCCATTATCATAGTCTTGACTACCTAAATATGGCCTTATACGAGAATCATTTCCTATTTTTAATAATGTAGCTATATCTACTTCTCCATTAACATTTAATGTACCGGCCAAATATGAATATAGATTTTCACCATTATATCTATAATATAAATCAGGATTATTAAAATTATCAGAATTATTAGCAATGATAAAATCTCCATTTTGTTGTCCAATAATCCAATTACTAGTTGGATTATTCCAACTGTTTCTTTCTACATCATTAAAAATGGTTTCATTCTTACTATAAGTATAAAAATTAATCTTTCCATCATTAATTTTAATACCATTACTAATACTATCATTAGAAAAACGAATTATATTTAAAGATGAACTATATAATCTAAATTGCGCTTCACCAGTTTGATTATCAAAAGAATAATATTCATCAATTGCAGAGATATAGGGATATGGATTTGTATTATCTGTTGAGTATCCATATGGTGGTTCAGATTCTCCAGTTTTTCCTTCATTTCTCCAACCACTAGCACTATCGCTATAAATATTTAGTCCGCCTTCCCAAATAGATAATCCATTTTTATCAATTTGTAAAATTTTATCATCTACAGTTGGAAATCCATCTGCATCTCTATTTTCATCATAAGCAACATAGAATACATCTTTTATATTATCATCATCATCACTGTTACTATCAATTAGAATACCAACAGTATTTAACCATCCACTAAATGTGCTATCAGTGGCTTCAACTCTACCAGAAAAGATACCTTTTGTAGCATATAATGTACCATCCTGAGTAACAACAAAGGGAGCATTAGCTCTATTAGCTGCGTCGGCACCAGCCCATATACGAATTTCTTGATTTGGAGTAGAATCAATAATTGAACTACCATCATAAGGTATTTTTTCATTAGTAATACCAGCATTTGGTAAATATAAACGCCCAGTTAAATAAACATTATCAGAAAATAAACCATAACCTGGATTAGTAACATTATCAAAAATTGTATTTAATAGTACATCTTTTAAATTACCAATAAATACAGTATTATTAATTATTTCTGTTTCTGAGTCTGAATCTGGTGCCGGACCTCTCATTTCAATTTTTGGACCACTATAATTGCCCGAACCATTAGTACCCTCTTCTGCTACTAATTTAATAGAATTAACAGTAGTATCAATACTAATAATTGTAGTTCCTTTTGGTAAATTTGTAAAAGAAGTATTTTGAAAATCAATATAAACATTATTTGCATCATCAATTACTATATTATATTCGTTATTACCACTAGTTAAAGTTTCATCTGGAATATCAATTGTTACTTTATTAATAAATCTCCATACATTAGAAGTAAAAGAATCATTACCAGTCCAAGTATTATCAGAATTTATTTTTCCAATTATACATTTACCATTATTAATATCTAATCCATTTTCTCCTTCAATAATTACCGAAGGACTAATTAATAATGTTCCTCCAACAGATGAAATTTTATCTCTTTTAAATATAACAGTTTCTAATTCACCACGAACACTAACATTCTTAAAAGAAGCACTACCATCTTGTGAAATTCTCCACCAACTTCCTTGTGGTTCTAATGAAGAACCGCTATATATATCACCAATATTACCATTTATAGTAATAACATTATTACTAGTACCAACTCTAATAATACCAGTAATATTAGTATTAGTAGCTTGTAATGTATTTCCTAATGTTAAATTATTAGCATAAACATTACCCTGTTTATCTACATAAAATTTTGATGTAGCATAATCAACAGGTGATAATATATCTCCACTAATATATTCAGAATTATTTAAATTATTAAAGTTTTCAAGAGTTAAGTTATTATCACTAAGAAAATCATCTATTAAAGTATTTGAACTTAAAGTTACCGATTCGGTTTCACTAATAGAATAAGAAATAGTATCAGCATTAGCCCAAAAAGCTAAATCATTAGCTGTTTCATTAATACCATATTTATTACTTTCTATATATATACCACCACGTAAATATGTATTGGTACAATACATATCACCAGCATCAGTTAAATAAAAGGTAGATTGTAAATTATCATAATTTCCATTTTCATCCGCTGAGGCACCAATCCAAAATAAAATTCCATTAGTTGCTTCTGAAGTAATTCCAGCTCTTTCATCTGGAATATAAATAGTATTAATTATGCCAGTATCAACAATAATTTCGCCATTAATTGTAACGTCCTGGGCATATAATTTTCCTAACGAATCAACACTAAATTGATATTCTACTTCATTATTATCTAATTCTGTTTTTCCACCCCAAAGAATAATTTTATTTTCAGGTTCAATATATACATCAATAGAATTATTAATAATTAATTCAGTATTTGATGTTAATATATCTGTAGAATTATAAGTTGTATTATTCCAAGTATTTAAATTTTCTATACTAATTTCATAATCATCTAAAATTGATTGTATTGTTGTTCCAGAATTAAAAGTTACTACACCTAATTTATCATTTTGATTATAATTAGTATTATTATAATTATTTAATTGAGATAAATTTATTCCAGTATTAGTTAATACATCAGAAATTAAAGTTCCAGCCGGAAAAGTCATATATTGACGTGGAGCACCATCAATACCATGAGTAGAATCTTGGCCAATAGTAAGTAACCCATCAAATTGTCCACCACGCGCGCGAATAAGTCCATCAATTAAAGCATTTTGGGCGTACATAATACCATTTTCTAATACGAAAAAAGGAGCATTAGCAATATTATCTTTATTCGTACCAGCCCATATACGAACAGAATTTTTTTGTTGCCAATCTTCTTCTTCAGTATTAATTGCAATTCCTAATTCACGTAAAGTTTGAGCTACTAATGTATTATTTATTTCTACATTTGTATCATCATTTTCATTATTATCTTCATTCTCACTTTCTCCTTCAACTTCATCTTCATTTTGAATATTTTCTTTATATAGTATATCATCATCTTTAAGATTTTCACCATTAAAACCAGATTGATTAAAGGTAAAAGTATTTTCAGTATAAACTACCGATAAACAACTATCAGCATCTAATTGGCTTGAAGTAATAATAAAATTTACTGGTTCTCCTATAATTAGATTTTCTTTTGTAACAAATAATGTATTATCTTCAAATTCTTCATTTCCTGTAGAATAAGTAGTTCCATTATATTTGTTAAAATCTTCTAAACTAATTTGGGCACTATTTATTATATTATTAATAGTAATTACATTTCCCTCAGCATCTTTATTAGAATATCTAGAAGCAATTATATAATTACCTATTACTGATGAATAATTTCTTTCATATAATTGCTTTAAATTTAATCCAAATATTTTAGCTTGTTCTGAAATATACATATCACTAGTAAAAGGCTTTTCATCTATTTCTAAATTAGTTGGCCATTTAGGTAATTCTTTATGTTCATTACGATATAAAATATTCCATCTATTAAAATCACTAAATAATACTTCATTATCTACTAAAATTTCATAAATATATGTCCCAACAGGATAATTTTGAACTAATGCAACACTATAAAACTCATTTTGTCCTACAAAAATTTTATCTCTTGACCAAACTTGACCTTCATTATCTGTTGATAAAGTAACTTTACCCTGATTATTTCTTAATCTTAATCCATATAAAGGTTCGCCGCCTTCTGATGGAGAATAAATATCATAAAATCTTCCTAATGATACAAGTGGAATCTTTTCTCCAGCAGTATATTCATTACCAGAAGGATTTAAATTTCTTAAATATGTAGAAATATCTGTTCCAAATGTATAAGGTCCAAATATTTCAAATCCATTAGTAGCAGTAATTGAAACAGAATCACCTTGAGAACTAAAATCATTTATTTGTAATCCAGCATAAGTAAGAGCAAATGTAGAATTAGCATTAATATATTCTGCTTTTTGTTGAATGGTTTTATCTGGTAAATTGATATATGTTTCTATTGAGACCCCAGGAATATTTAATTCATATGTTTGGTCAAAATTATTATAAATATCATCTTCATCCATACTAGGTTTATTAGGATTATCAACATTTGCATCTATTAATTGTTTACGAGTAATATGAAATTCTTTTATAATTCTATCAATTGTATAATCTGTCCCAAATTTTAATGTTTCCTGTGTAACAGAACCATTATATCCATAAATACCATATTGATTAAATTTAACATAATGATTAGTATTATATGAAATATTATCTCCCACTTGTTGAACTTCAAAAGCAGAAATTCCACTTTTATCCCATCTGAAATATGGTATTTCACCTTGAACAATATTAATCTTACTAGCATCAATTTGACCTGCTACTAAATATTTAGTATTAATACCATTACCAGTAATACCTTGTACCCAAGTTTGCCCGCCATCAGTAGTTAAAAAGATACCGCCTGCGACTATTCTAACTTTATTATTAGTATTATTATTATCTGTAACTTCAATACCAGTTCCAGTATCCCAAATTACATTTTGATTTTGAGAATTTGATAGAATAAATGAATTATTTAAAAAGCTTTTTTCTAATGTTTCAACATTAATTTCACCATTAGTTGTAATAACTCCAGCTGCGCGGTCATAAGCACCACTCTCATATTGTAAAGCTTGAGTAGTTGCTTGTATTTGTTGGAATAATTCTTCATATTGATTTTTATAATTCTTAATAGTAATTGTTGATTTATTTAAATCATCAAAATTACGAGTTCTATCAGAAATAATAGCATCCATTTTATATGGAGTTTTTACTGATAATTCAGAATCTTCACTTTGAATAATTTTAGTAACATATCCAAAAAATTCAGGGTCTTCTATATAAGTTCTTTCACCAATTCTAAATTTATACATTGGATAATCTTCAGAACCCTCTAAATCAATAACACTAATTGAATAAGAAATTTTTGGATAAGCAGAAACTGAAGCAATTTTTTGAGCATCAAGATAATATAATTCATCATCTATATATGATTCATCAGTCCAAGTTCCTTCTTGAATAAAACGCGAATATTTTGTATAAAATTGCTTTTTTAATACAATTTTTTGTTCTTCTAAAGTATCTTGTTGTTCTTCAATATTATTAATTTGTGTTGTAGCATTATCTAAATTATTTTTAGCAATTGTTCTTAATTTTTCATAAATATCTCTTTGTGCTTTTAATTGTTGAATATCAGTACCTAAGTTAGTTTTTCTATCATCACCATCAGGTAATTGAATATATTCAGCATTAGCAGATGCTATTTCTTCATCAGCGGCAACAATTGCTTCATCGTAAGTATCATATTCTGCTTGATGTTTCATCTTAGCGATTTCATAATTAATCAGTAATTCACTATTAACAGCATATTCATCATTAATTGCTTTTAATTTAGGATAATAACGAAAATCAGTGCTACTTGTTCCATATAAATCATTTAATACAGTTGTATATGATAAAAATCCTTGATGAATATAATAATTAAAATTTAAAATTTCTGATTCACCAGATGGATTAGATTGCGCGCGAGCAATAGAACATGTGCCATCTGTAGCATATTCTTGATTATTTTGTTTTACAATAACTTTTGTTGCTATAGAATCAGAATCAACTGTTCTCTTAATTGATTTTAGATTAATACCATATTTAAAACCTAGATAATTTTCTCTATCATATGGAGAATAACGAGAAAAGATTACTTTTTTAGAAGGCGCACCATTTTCTAACCATAATTTACCATTCTTTTTATGGTCTATTTTAAATCTTACCCATACTTCAAAAGTTTCAGCTAAAGATTGTAAAGCATTAAAATAGTTTGATTCTTTTACATTAATAGACCTAACACTTTGATAATTCTCCATATATACTGGTTCATAATATTCTTCATTAGAAGATAGATAAATAACATCTGAACCATTTACTTGATAAAATTTAGGAGTGTTAATTACTGAGGCTCCTGGCGTATCACCAATAAAAATTGGAATATCGTCTGAATCTAAATAATAGTCAAATAATTGAATATCTTCAATACAGAAATTATAAGTTGAATCAGTTCCATCATTTTGAATAGCTAAACGAACTCTATTTTTTGAAGCATCAGTTGATTGAATTGCTCTAATATATGTATAAACGTATCCGTCTATATCATTATATACTGTTCCCTCATTATTTTTATTATATTTAGTTCTAGCTTCTTTTGATTCAATTGGTGTGGCATATCCCTTAGTACCAATATCACTACTAGAAGATAAATTAGAACTAGCAATATTACCATATGTTGTAACTCTTGATGTACTACCACTACTATCTGGTATTGTTTCTAACCAAACATTAATTTTACTAATTCCTAATGGTGTTGGAGGATTTGGAGGATAAATACTACTAATTCCACTATTATTATTCTTATGAATCCATCTTGCTTTAACTCTAACTACATAAATATTATCCTTAGTTAAGGAAATTCGTTCATTTCGTGGGCCATCATTCGTATATTTTTTATTATTACTTTGAAATGCCAAACTTAAATAAGAAAAATAATCTGAGGTAATTAATTTGATATCTGGAAATAATCTAACTACTGTATCTTCTGACCAAGCAGTATTTGAAACAAATCCAGAAGTATTAGTTAAATAATTTGTAGTAATAGCACTTGTAGCATAAGTTGTATCTATATATTTATATACATCTTTATTAGAATCTCCACCAGCTTCAGTTGCCATATTTTCTTTAATTTTATATTTTTGAACATATTTATCTAATGTTTTTTCAAGAAAAGATTCGGGAGTTTTTTGTATCTTATTACCATTCATTGCAACGGCAATATCAGTACCAATAGTAGTTGAAGGAGCATTTAATAATGAAGAATCAATTTCATAATTATAATTAAATTCATCATCAATAACTACTAAATTATCATCTAAATCTTCTGGAGTAAATTTTTCTCCATTTTTATATAAGACTTGTACCGTTCCTTCCTTTAATTTCCAAGTACCATCATCTTGTGCTTCAACATTACTATAAAATGGATATACAATTGCCCCGACTGGTAAAGTAACAATAGAATTACCTAATACTTTAGTAGCATCGCCAGCGGTTTTTACAGTAGTATAAAATAATGGCTCTTCAATTTTTTCCGTAGGAGAATAAGAATTATCTTCATCTACTGTCCAATCACTATCTTCTAAAATAGCTTTACCTAATTCAATTACTGTTCCATAATTATTTTCTAATTCCGTATCAAGCAAAACACTCCAACCATTTTTTCCTAATTCATTAACAAAAATTTCTTTTGCTGTAATAGTCGCGGTATAATTAGTTGAATCTTTATCAATACTTTTAATAATAAAATCGTGCCATTTATCTTCTTCATCTTTTTCTTCTAAAATAGATAGGTCTGGATTACCATTACTATCTATAAAATCATATCCAGTTCCTTCTCTTAATTTTAGTTTTCTTTCATTTGTCAATAAACTAAAAAATGGATTATCTATTTTTTCATTTAAAGATTCATCAAAATATTTATAAAGCATAGAAAATGTTAATGTTAAATCACCAGTAATAGTTTCCTTTAAAGTAACATTGTATGCTTTTAATTGACTATCTAAATCATCAGCACCAATAATTGCTAATTTTCGTTCATCAAAATGTTGAGGTATTCCACTATCTGTATCAGCCTGAACAGTAATATCTTCCCATACACTTAATTCATATGGTTGTTTATTCATTATGCAACCTCCTTTTTCTCCTTAAATATATAAATATGGATAACTTATTTTTAAATTTGTATTTCCTAATACCATCCCTTGAATATTATTAATAGTAACTTCTTGAGTTCCTTTATTTGAAGAATTAGTAGTAGGAATTTTTATAAAATCTCCTGCTAAAATAGAACCATTTTTTATATCCAACATATCTGAGGCAGTATAAATAGCTTTTTTCTCACTATCTATAATAATCGTAGTATCTTCTTCAAATTGACTTCCATCTAAACATAAAGTTTGTAATCTTGTATTTCCTTCAGTATAAGAAATAATCAAAGGATTAACTATACTTCCACCATTAGCTACTGTAAATGTTAATGTTAATGGACTTTCTTTATCTCCTGGATTATAAACTTTCCATGAATTATTATCAGAGCTTAATACATCATATCCGTTCTGAGTAAATTCATTACTGCTTAAAATTCCACTAATACCTGACCATTCATTTTTTCCCCCAAATTCATCACTATATTCTTCCAAAGTTTTAAATGGCGCGCGAGCGTATGGATAAAAACAAGTAAAAGTTACACTACCTTCTCCTTTATAAATACGTTCTTTATTGTCTCCTTCATTAAACACAATATAAGATAACTTTGCAGCAGTAGTTACTTTAGCAGTATATTCTTTATATGGATATTCATCAAAAATTAATTTACCTACCACCATAGGACTAAATAATTCTCTAATTTTTTTAATTTCTGTTTCAGTAACAGAATCATAAGCAAAATTTAAACTAATTTGATATTGTTGAATTTGCGTATTATAATAGACCAACCCATCTCTTCCGACAATTTCAACAGTAGAATCTTTAAATTGGGGAAATAGGTCGCTATTGAACCTATTTCCCGTATTTACTCTCACGATTTTTAAATCGGAAGAGTGAGTTTCTCTAAAAGTAAATCCTAAAAAATACCCTTTAAACTCACTCATATTTTCCTCCCTAACGAATCAAATTGATTGCGTTATTATTCCTATATCTTGCGTCATCTACAATAAGACGTTTTACTTTATCAGCAACTTGTTCAACATCATAATCATTTCCTAACTCATCTACTTCTATGTGGATTTCAAAGTAATTATCTCCACCATTTTCTGAATTGTTAGTTTCGCCGCCTTTAAGTATATCTGATAAAATATCTTTTAATACAATAAAGTTTTGTGTATCTTGAGCATTTAAAACTAATTCTGGTTTAGATTTTGTACCATCTAACCAAGCGGGGCCTGTAAAGTCTGCTAAGCCACCAGTTTGATAGGATTTCCAAGGACTTTTCTTAAATGCCGCGAATGTTTTTGGTCCCCAATAACCATCAACTGTAAGACCACCAAGTTTTTTCTGAGCAGTTTTAACAGCAGCAATTGTTTTAGAACCATAAATACCATCAACTTTTAATCCACTATTAAGCCAAGCATTTAATCCTTGTTGTAAATATTTTACTTCTTTAGCGGGCATTTGAGCTTTTGGATGAGCATAAGTTCCTATTTTACTAAAGTATCCTCCTGCTTTTCCACTTCCCGCACCAGAACTTGGTTTCTTTGAAGCAGGAGCAATATAACTAGCATCAGATGAACTTTCAAGTGTTCTATATGCTCCAGAATAGTCTTGATAGACATCATCATAAACATATTTTCCACCTTTACTATCTGTAACAGTAACTTGCCCTTTTGAATTTACAGTACCTTTTAATGTTTGACCATTAGCATTAGTAAATGTAATTGTTCCAGATTTCTTACCAATATTTTCAAGTTGACGAGAAGTAGATAAGAATTGCACTGCTTGTTTTACTGTTTTAGTTAATTCATCTGCCCAATTATCTTTTTGTGCTTGAGACATTGCATTCCAGCCTTCATTATTAGCTAAATATTTATACATATCTGAATTAACATTTACAGAGCCATCTGGTTTAATACCTTTGGTAATTAAGTCATGAGCATCTTTCCAAAATTCGCCATTTTCTGTATTATAGTCAAGTAAATGTTGAAGTAAATCAATTTGTTCTTGACGCTGTTCATATGCTTCATCATTTTGTTCTTGAAGTTCATTGATTTTTTGGTCTATTAATGAATCTGTATATGATTCTTGAGCGTCAGAAATTTCTTCTTCAAGTTGTAAAATTTCTAATGCGTTTGCGCCAGAAGTATCTCGTCTTAAAAGTTCAAGACGACGTTGTTTTTCTTGGATATCTTCTTCTGTTCTTTCGTTTTCACGTGCTTGACGTTCTTCGTCTATTGCCTCTTGAAGAGAATTAATTAATTTTGTATTTGATTCATTAATTAATTCAGCAGTTTCAGAAAGATTATCAATCATTTCTTGCTCCGCGGCGACTATTGCATCATAAACACGTTGTTCAAGGTCAAGATACTCATCTCGTCCAATATTTTTTAATTCTTCTACTTGGTCAGAAATTTCATCTAAGGTATCTTCTGTTTCTTCATACATATCCACTAATTCTTCAAGACGAGATATGTAATCTTCAATTTGAGCACCTTTTTCTTCATCAGTAACTTTATTAATTGCTTTCCAATCAATGATGATACGATTTGAGTTCATATCATAACGAGCATATTTAGTTACACCTAATTGACTATAAGTTTTTCTATTACCTTCATCATCAATATATGTTTCTGAACCAATATTTTGAAGTTGTTTTTGACGACCAGCTAGAAGTTGTTTTTGAAGTTTTTCTTCTTGTTGTAAGCTTGCTAATTGGTTTTGAATGTTGTCGTAGAGGTCTTTTGCAGTTTTACTTCTATTTTCAAGAATGCGGTCGTAGCGGCGTTCAAGATATTCACGTTGACGGAGGAGTTCGTTTATTTGTTCGGTTAGGTTGTAGTATTCGTCGTAAGGATTTTCCCATTTGTTGGTATTTTCTTTTTTGGAGGAGCCACCTCCACCTCCGCCTCCACCTCCACCTCCTGATGATTTTTTAGAAGGAGAATGAGTAGAGCCTCCCCCTCCGGCACTAGCTTGTTGAATTTCACCAGCTTGTTTAGGACGAATTATTGTCATAGCTCCATTAATTACCGTATCTTCTGTAAATTCTTCCATATGGAATTTAGAAGGATGTCCAAATTCATCATATTCATCTACTACCATAAAAGAACGACCAATATATTCTCGTATATTATCCATATTGACGGTTTCTTCTACAAAAGCACCGTTTTTAATCATATCATTAATAAAAGCAATAAATTGTTCGTTACTAAATTGAATTGCATTGTTTAAATTTGAAAAATCTCCATTAGCAGTGACTCCTAAATGAAAATCTTGTGCCGCTAAATTACTTAATTCTAAATAAGCATCGTAACTACCTAATCTTAAATCATCTAATAAATCAATTACATAATTTAAATTTCCTTCATTAATTTCAATAGAACCAAATCCTATATCATCTAAAGAACCAGAAACTTTTTCAATTTGTGTTGGTATATCTTCTATATTTTCTAACTCACTAATTAAATCATCTATGGAAGTCATAGTATCTCCCATAGCTTTTTGAGATTGTCTTAAAGCAATAGCATTTGCTAAAATAGCAATAGCAGAATTATCGTTTGCCTCTATACCATCATTTAATGCTTTTTCATATTCAAGAATAGCTTTATCTGAAACACCGGCTTGTATTGCTTGAGATTTTAAAGCATCAGTAGTTAGTTTAATTTTATCCTCATCTAATAATTCTGTACCTTCTGTTGTCGTAATTTGTGAATTAATTACGCCTGTACCTAACTGATTTGAAGAATAATTAGAATATTGTATTTCCTTTTCTGTTCTTTGAGCAGTTTCTTGATTTATCCTATTTTCATCTAAATTTAAATAATTTTGATATGCTTCTCTAAGAGTGCTAATTAATCCTTCAACATTCATAGAATCAATATTATATCCAGTATCAGAATTTATTCCAATAGTATTTAATATTGATTTTAATGTATCTGGAGTAATATGTCCTATTTCTCCTTCACTTACATTGGTAGAAGTACCTACTCCTATTGCTCCATTTAATATTCCTTCAACCATTTGTTGATTAGAATAATTATTAACACCAGTACCATTCCAATTACCTGCTAATCCATCATCTCCAAAATATGTTTCAAATAATTCTCCAGTAGATATAGCTTTTTCAATATCTTGCCCCATTATACCTAAGATACTATCAACTTTTCCATTTAATTGAGATAGTAAACTATTAGTAGTACCACCTATATATGTATATTCATCTATACCTGTTCTATAAAAATCTTCATCATCTATCCCCAATTCAATTAAAGCATTAAATTCCTCTTGAGAAAAAGTAGCAGAATCTGATTCAATTTTATCTTCAACAGTAGTAATTGATTCATTTAATGAATCTAATTCTTCTTCAATTTTATCCATATTAAATGCTCTAACTGCTGCACTAGCATTATATAAACTACTTACTAATGTATTGTCTAATTCTATACCTAATTCTTCTATAGCAGATATTGTACTATCTATATCATCTGCATTACTCCAATCAGTAGAAGATAATATACTAGTTACTTCTTCTAAAGCATCATTATCTTGTGATTTAACAGAGGTTAATAATTTATTTATATTATCTGAAAAATTTTCTATATTACCTCCACGAATCATAATATCAGCTAAACTATCTGCAAATGCTTTAGTTTGCCCTGCTGTTAGAGTAGCACTAGCACCCATTGATTCTAAAGCATTATTAATATTATTAACTTCTTGTTCTATAATATCACCTTTGATAAGTTTATTAGCATTATCAAAGGCGTGGGCCATAGTTTCTGTTCCTTGATATATATTACTATAAATAGTTTCTGCTTCTACACCTAATTCTTCTAAACTAGTTCCAATTGATTCAAGATAAGCATTAATGGCTTGTGTAGCCTGTGCTTGTTGGTCTGTATCCATTTCAGCCCAATTTAAATTTTCACCATTTTCAGTTTGTAAAATATTAAAACTAGAAGCTAAATCTATATCTCCTTGTGTTAAACTTTGCCCTTCTTCTAATAAGATTCTTGAAAATGTATTGAAAGCTTCAGAATTTCTACCTAATGTTCCTTCTAATCTAGTTAATTCTTCTGTAACTTTACGCATTTTTTCAGCCATTTCATCTTGAACTTGATTAGTGGCTAATGCAGTTTTTATTGTATCCTCACTTAATGATTTATCTTCTAATTTAGCATTTACTTCATCTAAAGTCATGCCCATTGCATCAGCATATTCTTGCTTCATTTCATCATTAAGTTTTTCGGTACTTCTGGCATTTTCTATTTCTTCATTAATATCAGTTTGTGCATTAATACTATCTATTGCTTGTTGAGCATATCTATTACCACTTAATTCTTCATCATTAGTAGCAATAGTTTCAAGCATACTTTTTTGCATAGCTTCTTCTGCATTTTTAGTAGAAAGAGCTTGATTTGCTAATTCATCAAATCCATCTCCTAATTTTTGCATTTTAGCATATACTTCATCAAAATTTTCAGAAGCATAACCTAAACTATTATATAGTTCCCTAAATTCTTCTTTAGAGCTTTCACCAGATATAGATAAACCTCTTTCAGCAGCTAAAGCCGCAAAATCAGAATATTCTTTTTCTGTTAATCCTCCTGTTTGAACACGTTGAGCTTGTTCTTCAAAACTAAAATTATCTGGTAAAAGTCCAAATGGGTCTGCTAAAAATCTACCAAAATCACTATTAAAAAATCCACCAATATCTAAAGAAGCTTGATTAACCCAATTAATAAAACCTTCAGCTTGTTCTAATTGATTTAAAGCAATATTACCAAAAGCATTACCATTTAGTTGATTTTGAAATTCTTGATTATTCCGAAGTTGTGATATATTATCAGAAGTTGTAATAACTTCTTCAAAATTCATTTTTTGTTGTAAATCTAATTTTTGCATATTTAAAGCAGAAGAAGAAGTTAATGCAGTATTATATCGCTCCTGCTGTTCTTCAATTAATCTATCCCAACCTTCATCTTGAATTGTTAATTGTCCTTGGGCTCCTTTTTCTATATATTCAGCTAATTTAGGATATTGATTGACTAATTCTAATACTCTTTGATTTACTTCTACTAAAGCTTCTTTCCATTCTTGTGTTCCTTTTGTCAATCCTTCAAAACTATCTTGTAATTCATCTAATTCAGTCTTAGTATTAGTTAATTCATCTATAGAAGATTTAGCTTCTTCTACTTCATTATCCATAGCTTCAATTTGTTCATTTAAATTTTCTAATTTAGCTTCATCAGAAGCATTATGAAAAGCTATCGCCAATGCAGTTACTGCTGCAACTACAGCCATAATTGCAACAGCAATCCAACCTACTGGAGAAGCTAGCATTGAAGCATTTAAGGCATCTTGCGCTCCTTTCGCTGCCCAAGTAGCTCCTGCTTCTGCTAATTTTGATAAAGCATCTGCTCTCGCAGCTTTTGTTCCAAATAGTAATTGTAATATATACTTCGCTTTAGTAAGAATACCCATATTTGTTGCAGCATTTTCAGCATTTTGTGCTGCTGTATTAGCAGTAGTAGCAATCATTTCGGCAGTTTTTTGTTTAGCTTCTTCCGCACTCATTCCCGCGGCAATTAAACTAGCTTGATATTCTTGTATTGTAGCAGTAGTCAGACCGGCTTTAGCTGCAATGGCAGCAGTGTCCGCACTAACTCCTAATTGAGTAGCTAAAGACATTGAAGCTTGTTGATTAGCACTTAATCCTAATGCTTGAGCATATGCTGCTTCTGCTGCGGCATTTTTCGCAGATAACGATGCTAATAATGAATCTGCGGCAGCTTTTTGTTGAGCATTTAATGCTCCTTTTGCCATTAAATTATTAGTTAAAGTTTGAGCTTTTTGCAAATCTGCTTGAGCTTTCTTTAAATTATTAAAAGCAGTAATAGCATTATCAGAATTAACCGGCGGTATTTCTGTTATACCTACCCAAAAGTTTTTATTAAATAATTTTTTAATATTATTAATAATTTTACTAATACCACCCGTACTTTTTCCTAATGATGAATTTAAACCATTATTAAATTGAACTCCGGCATTTTGACCACCTTTAAAAAATGCTGTTCCAATAGAAGTAAAAAATTTATTAAATAAACTTTTTCCAATTTTAATTCCAGCAAAAGCAATTAAAAGTTTAGCAATTCCACCGCCAAAATCTCCTAATGCTCCTGTAACATCATTAATAATATTTAAAACAGTTGTTAAAGCATCTACAAAAAATTTAATAATACTAGAATTTGTAATACCAGTCGTAAATTCAGTCCAAGCATTACCTAATTGTTCTAACTTTGATTCTAAACTATCTAATGTTTTTTCAAATTGTTCTTGGCTTGCCCCTGTACTATTATACGCCGCCTGAACTAATTCTTGAGTACGACCATAATCGCTCATCATAGCAATAAAACGAGACTGTTGTCTTGAACCAGCCGCAGTAGTTGCTATATATCTTTGTGTAGTAAAATCAAGAGTGTCCCATTTTTCAGCTAACTCAAGTAAAATATCATCTAAGCCTTCAGTTCCAGCAAAGAACTCATTCATAGAAATTCCAACAGATTTTAATGCTGTTTGAATTTTATTAACATCTATTACTTCTCCTTCTTCATCTGTTCCAGTTAAAACACCTTGGTCTACAAGATTTTTAACCTCAGAAAAACGAGCAATAATAGTTTTCATTGCTGTACCAGCAGTCTCAGGAGCTTCACGAGTAGTCTCAATAATTTGTGATAATAATGCTGCTGTTGTTTCAAATTCCATATTAGCAGAGGCTGCAATTGATGCTGTTTTAGACATAGCAGTACCAATTTCTTCTGTATCAGCAGCAGTAATAGCAGCTAATTCGGAATAAACATCATTAATTCTTTGTGAATTAACTTCATTTACTTCCATATTAAAACCACGAAGTGCGGCAGTCATTAAATTTGTAGCATCTGCTGCTTCCATACCAGCAATACGAGCCATTTTTAATGTCTCAGTACTTACTGCCATAACCTCATTAGTTTGTAAACCTTGTTGATAATAAAGAGTCGCGGCATCATATGCTCCAAGAATAGATACACCCAACTCATTTGCCATTTCAGTATATTGTGGTAATTGGTCCCACATATCTCCAACTGAAAAATCTGTTACTACAGCAGTTTCAGTCATTGATTTATCTAATTCTTTTACATCTTCAAAAGCACTTCTTACTGCTCTCTTAAATAATTGTACAGCATTGCCAAGAGAAAAGAATTGTGTAACTTGATTTTGTAGTTGACTAATTTCACTATTTAATTGATTTGTGCTTCTAGCAGTATTTACTGTACTACTACTAAATCTGTTAAATTCATTAATTACATTTGGTACACTATTTCTTAACTCATTAAAAGCATTATATAAATTATTTAATTCGGTTGTTTCAATATTGTTTAATTCTTTTTGAGCAGACCTTAATTGAGTATCTAAATTTGCTACTTTTATTGCATTAGATAAATTTGCAAATGCCTGTTGTAGAATTGTAATATTACTGCTATAAATTCTCCATTTTTCTGAACCTTCTGTAAATTTATTTACATTTGCTTGTAAATTATTTAATGCTGTACCTGCGGCAGTTAAATCTCCTGCTTTAAAAGAATCAAAAAAAGCTTGAATATTTTTACTTCTTGATACAGTATTTAATTCATTAACGGCCTTAGTTACTTCAGAGAAACCAGATGTATTAACTTTCTGTTTGATTTGATTTTGTAATTCCGCGATAGTGTCTTTAACTTGTTGTATTTTACTAGTATCTATTGTGAATGAATTACTTAAATCTTTATTATCAATTTTACTCATTTCTTTCTGAATTTGATTAAATATAGTAGTAATTCTTTCTCCACTTTTTTCAAGAGCACTAACATCAGAAGCTTTATTAAAACTACTTTGTGATTTTGTTTCAAACTTTGTTAATTCTGAATTTAAAGAATTAAATAAATTTCTAAAATTATTAGACATAGTATCTGATAATTTTAATTTTGATAGTGCATTTTGTAATTTTCCAACATTAGCATTAATGTTAGAAATATCTATATTTGCTATAAAATTTATTTGAAAATCTCTTGAATTAGCCATATTTCCTCCTAAATAAAAAAATCAGCATTAATTAAAATTAATGCTGATATTATTTACATATCACTATCTATATCATCATTCAGAGAATATAAATTACATACATAACTTTTTCCTCTATTTCCCACTGGTATGCCAGAAGCTTTAAAACTAACTGTAGCTGGGTCTGTCTGGCGTCCTAGCATTATAGATAAATCAGACATTAATTTTAATTTTGGTATTTCAAAAATACCAGTTGTAGTACGTCCATTTATATCTTCCTTTAATCTCGTTTTTGCCTCTAATTTAAGATAACCTTTAACTAATCTATTACCTATACTTATCTTTTGCCCACCATTATTATATTCATATGTATAAGTAATATAAGTATCTAAATATGGTTGTTTTATAGTTATCTCTTTTCCTGACAATTCATAATCAAGTTTATCTCCAGTCTCTTTATTATAAATAAAAGTTTTTCCTACTGGAACTTGTTGTAATATAATTTTACCTGCTTCAGAACTTTCTTGTTCTTCTCGTTTTGTAATTAAAATTGGAACATTATCTGGCTCTAATTGTATAAGTTTTGAATTACTAATTAAAGCCAGATGTTCCGTTGAGAAAATACCTTGTGAAAAATTTAAAGGAAGTTCTTGTGTTGTTTCCCAAGACACTAAAGCTCTATTATCAAACCCACCTCTTGCCGATACCCTGTCTTTTATTTCATTTAATCCTGCTATTTGAATACTATCAAAAGCAAGAATTATTTCTCCTTCTTCAATTTTTCGGTTATTTATCTCTATAGGATAAGTAGCTTTTAGAACTACATCGTATAATTCTTTCATTCCATATAAGTTTTCCATCTTTTATAACCTCTTAATAGAAAAAGACGGAGGAACCTCCTCCGCCTTTCTTTTTTATCTTTCACTGTCTCCCACCATTTTATACAGCTACAGATTAACCAACACTTAAAGTATCAGCGTCAGCTATATTATATTTAACCAATTTCATCATTTTACCATCAGAAGGACGAAGAACTCTTAAATTCATAGAGAATGTTGAAGGGTCGCCTTCAGCTTCCATTGTAAGAGTTACTTCTGACATAACCTTTGCCTTTGGAATAATGAATTGGAAAAATTCATCTTCACCCGTTGTTTCAGAGCGGGCATAAGTATCACCAGTAACATAATAAGTACCTGGGAAAGTTTCAGCAGAAATATCAATTGTGATTTTATCTTCAACTGGAATATCAAATGTTAAGAAAGCAACGCTTGCTCCCCAAGAATCAAGTTTTGCTCCTTTAGCATCATAGTAGCTTACACCACTTTGGTTACTAGGTAAATTAATTGTTTTACCACCATAAAGTAACTGTGTTGGAGCAGAACTAGCTTTAGCTTCAGATTCAGAAATTCTCCAAGTCTTTTTAATAGTCTCACTAGCACTACCTTCTATTAAATTACGTTCTCCATCACCAAACATAACTGCCATAGATTTAGCAGAAAATAAAGCATCTTCAAGTGTAACAGTAATTTCTTTACCATAATCCCAAATAATAAGTTCTGGATTACCTTTACCACCACGAGCAGAAGTATTTTCAGCAGTTTGCTCAGTAGTAGAAACTTTTAAGGTATCAAGATATAATACTGGTTCTGCTGGTTCACCAGCGGCAATACCATTACTACCATCACTAATTTTATAAAAAGTAACGTCAGCAACTTCCTTAATACCATATCTATCAAGAATACTTGCCATTTACATAGCCTCCTAATTAATCATCTAAATTCCTAATCCAATATTTTAAATTAACATCTTTTTTCTTCGCTCCCGCCAATAAGCTTTGTATGTCAATATTATATTTTTCTTGTTCTTGACAATATCTCATTAATGGCGAAATAGCAGCATAACTTATCTCTCCGATATTAAGTGGAGTTAAACCAATTCTCATACAACAAATTGAGGCAAGAGTTACTCCTAAAGTTATTCCATTTTGCTTTGCTTTTATTCTATCCCTATATCGTGCTTTTGCTTTCATTTTTTTTATTTTTGGATGTTCATTTGGATTAGGAGGTTCTAGTTCTTTTTCACCCAAACTTTGCCTTAATAAATTTTGAAAAGCAAAATAATTTTCTTCGTTAATAATTTTTAATTTATTTATATCTTGAAGTTCTTTTAGTTTATCTAAATTTTCTTGTAAATTTCCAACTAAAATTATTTTTTGCTCAACTAAAATAGTAACATCTTCTTTAATAAAAAAATAAAAAGCTCTTTTAATAAGTTGTAATATGCGTTCATCAGAATATGCTGATGATAATAAAAATTCAAAAGGAGTAGGAATATATTCATCTTCACGATGTTTTTCAATATATCTATCTTCTATATCTTCTTGTGAAATTAATAATAATTGTCTATAACTATTAAATTCTTTATTCCCTACTACATCATTAACGCTAGGAGGGTAAACAAGAATTCCTTTTTGAAATTCCTCTGGAAATTTCAAAAAAAATCTTTCATTAATCATATGTAGTAATACTAAAAGTCATTTCATAACAAGACATTTCATCTGTTAAGAAATTTATATCAAATCCTCCAGAGCGAATTTTTCCTAAACCATTAATTGTCTTGCCATCTAAACTTTTTTCTATTTCACTCATTATTAAAAAAGGTCGCAAACTTATATCTTTAATAATCCATTGTGTTAAAGGGACAAATATTTCAAAAGCAATTTCTATATTTTGAAATTCATCATTAGTTGATGTTTTCCTACCTTTAGTAACTCTAAATGCTACTATAGAGCGAGCAGTTTCTCTTGGTCTAAGTCGTGGCACAATTTTTACCAATCTATCAAAAATTTCTTCTTTTATTATATCTTCACTAATATCGGGTTGGTTAAAAGGGTCTTTATCAGTGTAATATAATAATTTTAATAATCTTTGATTTGATAAAAGTCTTTTTGTAATTAACTGTAAATTTTCACCTATTTCTTGTAATTTTCTTACTGCCATACTATTCTCCTCCATTTAACCAGAAAAATTCATTTTCATCTTCGCCAGGTAAGGGTTCTGGTGGTGGAGTTAAATCATATTTATAAGTTGGGTCTACTGTAACATATTCAACTCCCGGAGTTGATTGTATATCATATCCAGTTACTACATATTGTTCTTGTAAAGAACCATCACCAATTTCTAAATATATATCTTTTTTAATATATTCATTAGTAGGCATTACAAAGAAACTCATTTTCAAATTTTCAGAATAAATTATATCCATACGACTTCTTGAACGAATTTCATTTTTTAACATATTATCTTCTTGTCCATACATATATGCCCAAGAGTTTTGAATAGAACCATCGCGGGCAGTCCAAGTAAGATAATGAGTCATTTTTAAAACAATATATCTATTATAACCACTAGCTTTAATATTTTCTAAATAATAAACAAGCCAAGGTTTTTCTATTTTATCTTTATCTGGAATCATTAATATGGTTCCATTAGGAATATTAACTGATGTTTTTGTTAGTAAATATTGTAATGTTTGGGTTTCATCTTGTTTATATTTCTCTAAACTACCAGCTGTTTCCTCATCATTATAAAGAAAATCAACTCTATAAATAGTTTTTAATAAATACAAATCAAATAATTCTTCACGTTCTCTTTGAATACGAGATTGATAATCTAAACCATATCTATTGACACGTTTTTTATAAATATCAAAATAACTCATTCACTTTACCTAATAAACTCATACAATCAAAAATTGTAGAGCGAAAATATTCATATTTTAAATAACGAAGTGAAGTTAATTTGTAACAAAGAATATAATAATTAATAGTTCTACTTTCCTCAGGAAAACCGTATAACTCAATTAAAATAGAATCTAAAAATTTTTCCCATTCTCTATTTTTTTCTCTTTCACATAATAGTCCATACAATTTATTTTTTAGCTTATTAGTATATCCCTCTTTCATTTCCATTATCATAATTATTTACCAGCTAAATTACTATATTTAAAAGGTTTTCCATTAACAGAGCGATAATATATTCTTTCTAATTTTAAAGCATTATATTTTTCTGCTTCAAGTGTTTGATTAAATTTATCTAATAAATTAGCTTGAGAAAAATCTCTTTCTTCATATAAAGGTTTAACATTTTCCCAAGTTAAAATTGTTCTATTTAACCATTCACATTTCATATAACAAGCTAAAATTTGTATTTCTTCGTTATCTAAATCTTGTATAAAACCATTATCATCTCGTTCTAAAGATTTTCTTGGAAATTTAAACCAAGGAATTGCCCCTTCAAGTATACCTCTTAAATCCTGATATACTTCGTTTTCATCCCAATTAACCCATTCATCTTCTAACATTTTTACTAAAAAAGCATCATAAACTTTTTGATAAGGAGTCATAATTACGCCTCCTTGTTTTGTCTATTTAATTGAATCATTTTCATTGGATTTAATCCAACTAATTCTTCTAAAACCTCATTTTTATCAAAAGAAATTACTTCATGTTCAACAGCATAATCTACTAAATCACGCCTTTGTTCAACAGATAATTCTTTAACTTTTTCTTTAAATTCGTGTAAAGGTAAATTTTTTAAATATCTTTCTTTATCTTTATCACTAAGCACAATAATATTTACTGGTTGAGTGGCATCTTCTGGTTCTAATCCAAGTTCTTTTTTTACATCCATATCTTCAATATATAACATACCAGTTTTAAACATATATTCAGAACCTGGGTCATATAAAATATCTTCAAGTAATTCTTTATCAACTTGAACTTTCATACCTTTTCTAGTCCACTCTTTTCTAAAACGTAAATCAGGTAAATAAATACCAACTGTACCATTTACTGTACTAACAATAGTTACTTTTTCTTTATCATTCATAATTGAAATCTCCCTTTATCTCATATATTATAATTAAGGGGAGAAGAGTCTCCCCTTAAAATTTTATTATACACCATAAGGATTATCAGCAGTTTGAGTAATACCTGTATTTTGATAAATACCCCAGTTGTAATGAGTTAGAATTGCACAACCCATCTTTTTATATGTATGAATTTCCATAGAATTGTCTCTATTTGTAAAATCATGAATTTGAGTTTCGCCCTCAAGAACTACCTTAACTACCTTTTCTTTTCCAGCAGGTAATACATAAGCTAATTGTGGGTCAATCCATGTTTTTGTATTAGTTTCATCAATAAAAGATTGAGGAATTTGAACAACAGGAGTACCACGGAAAATATTAATATATCCAGTATCATGGATAGCATCAATATCCTTAGGAGAATATACACCCTGATAATTTGTTCCAACTGGAACAATAGCATCAGCACCCATAGCCGCAACGAACTCAGGTGGAGCAAAAATAACTGCACCAGAGCCATAAGCTCTAACTACATTAATAAGTTTCATCATATCTTCGGCAACGAAAGTATTCTTACTTACTAAGTTAGCAGCTGGACGAGCAGTAGCAGAAACAGCAGCCTTTAATGCTTTTTGAACTTGAACGAATACGGCATCTGTTAGACCTGTGGTAATAATATCCATTAGGTCAGCCATATTTTCAGCACCATCAAGGAAACGTTCAAAATCAATGGTTGCGGCTCCGCCGACAGCCATTACAGGTACTTCAAAAGTCTCTGTATCAAGACGGAAAGTTTCATATACGCCAGAAAGGCCGACTTGTGTTAAGAACTTCTTAGCACGATTTTTACCAATACCCTTCTTAAAGATAGCTTTATCGCCTTGAGCAACAGTTTGAACTTCAGCAAACATTCCTAGAGCATCAATTACCTTATTAGGAACGATTTCATCTGCTGTTTGAATAATAATATCATAAATATCATAACGATTTCTCATGAAATCATTAACTGAACCGGCTAATTTACCCATTTCGGCACGAAGTGCGTCATCTACATTTTCAAGGTCAAAGTTAGCTGGAGCAGTATGCTTAGCAGCATATAATGCTAATTGTTTAATTTCATTAATTGTAGCCATTATTTTAACCTCCTTTTAAAATTACGCACTAAGAACTTGGAACTTAATACCAAGTTGTCCATCGGGCATAGTAGTTTTTTCAATAACTAAAAGCTTGATACCACTTGCTGGTGCTGTAGCAGAAACATCAATAGAACCATCTTCAGATTGACCACCATAAAGCTTTGTAGTACCAATATTACCTAAAGCTGTGATAAAAGTATCTTCATCAGAAAATTCTGAAGAATCATAACTTACACAATTAGTTGTAAATTTATCGCCTACAGCTAAATATCCAATACGAGGATAAAAACCATCAGTAATATCTAATTTAAAATTCTTTAATCCTTGTGTTCTTTCATCATACATATGTTCAGCAGTATAATTTAAACCAACTGGACATTCCTCAGAAGCATCAGGAAATCTTACTGTCTTATTGATTCTATCAACAGCAAGTAACATGCCATTCTCCGCAGGAACAGACGCGAAATCAGTAGAATCTAAAGCACATTGTGCCTCTACACGACCATCTCTACGAAAGGCTACATTATTTAATTCTAATTGACCATAACCGTCAATTACTAATCTTGTCTGAGCCATATATATTCCTCCAAATTATTTCTTATATTTTGCTAAAATTTCCTCAATACCAGATTTAGATTCATCTTTAGGAACATATTGAGGTGTTCTTGTAAATACAGAAGGATTAGAACGCTTCAATTCATAAGCAAGTTCTTTATCTAATGTTAAAGCATCTTTATATTCAGAAATTTTATTCTTATATTCACTTAAAATTTCTTCACCTAAAATATCAGCATAAGATTCAATAACTTGTTCTTTTTCTTGAAGTTCTACATTTACTTTATATTCTTTTAACTTTTCTAAATCTTCTGTTAGAGTAGAGATTGTATTTTGTGCATTTTCATAATTTTGCATATTTGTATCTCTTTCTGTAGTTAAAGTAGATACTTGTTCCTCTAACTCTCCAATTTTCAGACTAAATTTTTCATTGTTATCTTTAAGCTTTGAAGCAACTTCATCAATTTTTTCATATGTACCACCATTAAAGGCACGAAGTGATTCAAGAGCATTTTTTTCAGATTCCGTTACATCTAAAATATAACACTTTTTCCTTTGTCCAAGTTCAATACTATCTGAACTATCATCTTTCTTATAGTAAACACGTTCGTAGCTTCCGGTTTCATAATTAAATGCTAAAGCATAATCTTCAAAAATATCACAAATTGCGTAACTAATTGTCCAATTATTTTCTTCATTATAGCTTTCATTTAGGAGTGACCAGATTGCATCATGTTTCTGACTATCAGAAAGTTTAAAATTTAATTTTGTCATTTCTGACTTGCCTCCTTCTTTTTGAAAATTTAAAGAATATTGCTCTATTTGTTTTATCATAGTTTTTAATTCACTATATAATGAGAAGAAAGCCGCACCCTCAAAACAAGGTTCAACTTCATTTCCTAAAACTTGTAATCCAAGAAAACATCCATCTTCAAATTTAAATAATCGTTTTCCATTAATTATAGCCCAATCACCTTTAATTGATGGTTGATATAATTCCATAGATTGAGATTTACCAATAATTTGAGAAGCTTCTTCATAAAGTGCAGAAAATATAAAAACATCTGTGCAAGCATAAGTTCGCTCTATTCCATCTTCATCTTTATGATTTTCCCATTGAAAGTTAGGATTTTCTGGAACTATTCCATATATTCTACCTAAATTTCTATTGACCCCATGGTCTGTATAATCTTCTTCAAAATTATCATAAATTCCTTTTACTGGAGTATATGGTAAACTATTAATTAATTTTTCAGCAAATTCATCTGTTATATAAGTGCCATTTCTATTTTCATACTTATAAAAAATTCTGCATCTTGCTTTTGATAAAACTGGAGTATATTCTTCTAAATTTCCATAAATAGTTACCGGAAACTCTTTAATAGTATTTAAGTCCATTATTCAGAGCCTCCTTGTTTATCTAATGATTCTTCATTTTGAATAGTTTTTGGAGATTTTTCGTCAACTTCTTTTTCAGGAGCACCAACTTCACTAGTTGTACTTGAATCAGAACTTTGAGTATAAGCCGAATTTAATGGCTTTAATTTATCTCCTAATTTTAATAATGTATTTTCTAAATCTTTTACATTAATTAAATCTTTTTGCGACATACCTAAAGCCAAAGCGGGTAAAATAAAACTATATCCGCTTTGTGCTAATTTAAATGAATCAGTTATATAAGTTGATTCATTATAATATGTAATAGGTAAAATAGTATATTTAAAATTGATTGTAGAATTAGCATAAAGTTTATTAATAGTATTTGTAATAAATAACGAAAATTTATTACCTAATACCATCATTAATGCTGTATCATTTTTAATAGAAGTTTCTATTGATAAATTACCAGTCGCCGCAAAAATTTGTCCACTAACTCCACCTTCATAATAAATATTTTGAACCATTTTATCTAAATTATTAGATACTGAATCAGCAGTAGTTTTAGAAAGAATTGAATCAACATCGGCATAAGTAGTTAAAACGGAAACATTTTTATTTCTTTCCATCATTTTAACAGTACCTTCATGAATTTCCGCCGCTTCTTCTGGTTCAAATAATAAACCACCATCAGTTAAATGAGGAATTTTTTGAACTATAATCTTTCTAATTTCTTCTAAATCACGTTCGCGTTCAGTTTCTACTGCATCATCATATTGAATTGTCGCAGGAATAACATTTAAAAATAAAGGTCGTCCGTCAAATAAAGGAAAACAAACTCCTATATCTGAAGGAATTATAACCCAAGAAGATTTTGATTTACCTTTAATCCATTTTTTATAATGATTTGATACAACTTTTGGATATATTGCTAACGCTTCATTGCGAGCATCAATATCATAAATCGTATTAAAATAACTAACATCAAATTCTATAATATCATTACCATATACATCCTTAAATCTTGAAGAACAATAACCACTAGGTAAATCTAACATTACAAAATTATTCTTATCAAGAGTTTGGATAATTCCATAATAACTTCCATCAATTAAAGCTCTAATCGCACAATTTGTTAATAAATTTGGTAAAGATATTCTTTCTACAAAATTCATAGCATTATTATATCTCTTTTGAATATATGTGTCGGAGAGAGATTTTCCGGTAGATGGATTAGGTATAAGTAAGCCGGAATATTTTAAAAGAGTAGCATAATAAATTAAAATCCTTTTATAGAAACCATCCTTATAAAAATAATTACGAGATAATCTTTGCTGTTCTGGTAAAGAACCTGAATTAATAATTGCTTCAATTTCATCTGGTTTATAATCTTTAAGTTTTTCTAAACGCCGACGAGAAGTATATGGAGTATTCCAAGCTCTCTCATTTGTTGCAATCATTTTATCTTGGGCTTTTTTAAAGGAGGTTAAATCAAAGTTATATTTTATTTCTTTATCCATTTATTATCCTCCTGAGAAGAATACTAACTTACGTTGCCCGTTTCCACTACCAAAACGTCTACGTTTTTTCTTATATGTTTCTTCTTCAATTTCTTTAATTCTCCAAAGACCATAAGAAAAAGCAGAATATTTATCGTCGGGGAAACGAGTATTAATTGGTTCTAATGTAATATCTAAACCAGAACCAGTTCTTTTTAATCGTAAATTAGACATTTCTTCAAAAAGTTTAGTAGTCATTTCATGAGGCATTAAACGCTCAATGCGTTGTTGTACACTCATCTTTTGTCCTATTTTTGTAGCCATCAAAGCACTTTTTGCTTCTTGTTCTTTAATTAAAAATTTTACCATTCCACTATTCAATCTTGAATAAGCATTACTATGAATTTTTGATTTAAGAGGGCCATTGGCTTTTATAGAATACAAAATATTAATAGCATCCTTAGGTTGGACTTTTTTATAATCGTCATTATTAAAAAATCCATAAGCGGGCAAAACTTCTCCATCGTCATCAATTTGTTGTTGAATCATATAATCTGCCAACCCAACACCCAAACCATTACAGTCAATAATTACTTCGCGGGCTTGGTAATCACGAATTATATGTTTTAAATCTATTGCTTGCCGTAAAAAAGTTTTTGTTTCTGCTTGTCGTCCTAAAACTATTAAATTTACTAGAGTAGCATAATATCTATCCTTGATAATATTAACTCTAAATACGCAAACAACTGTTTGGTCGTTTAATCGCCCAACGTCTACTGATAATAAGTAGAATTGATTTGACCCTTCTCTAAATTTTGCGTATTTTTCCGGATTTTTTATTTTTCTATATCTTTGTAATTTATCATAATTAAACCAAGATTCATCAGTAGAACCTTGCCAGATTGATAAATATTCTGTAGCAAATGCAGTCTCATTATAAGACGGAGACATTTTTAAATCTGTTAAATAATTTCTATCAATAAGTCCGTGTAAAGCAGGAACTCTATAATCACAACCTATACAAAAAGCATTCTGTGGTTCAATAATTGACTTTTCAAATACGTCAATTAATTTATCATAAGAAAAAGAAGTTTTTGCCCCAGCAGATGTAGCACTAATAACTTGTTGATTAGGCTCTTTTGGATTAACTGTGTTATCGGGCAATCTACGAGATACATTAATTAAAGGTAAAACTATTGTATTAATTGCTTCTTCATCAGCATTACGTATTTCATCTAATAATCCACTATGACGGCGGCCACCACGAGTTGATTCTAATGCTCCAACTACGTCAAATTGACTACCATTTCTAAATTTTATTGTAACATAATCTTTACCAAAATTTCCTGGTGTATCACTTACTTCTCCACCAATAACTTCTTTTCTTATTAAAGGCCATCTATCATAAATTTCAGTAATTTTTTCTTTTGCAATTTGAGCTGACTGATTTTTCTGTGGCGCGCAAATAAAATTTTTATGTCCAGGAATAAAAATATCTTGCAGCATCATACCTAAAATAATAATAAAAGATTTACTAAAAGCACGAGGGGCAGTAATAAAAATATTTTTAAATCTCATAACCGCGCGCAATACAATTCTTTGATAGAAAAATAATTCAAAATTAGAATCTTCTGGCGTAATTATATCTAAATATAAATCAGGATAAACACTAAATAATTCAATTAATTTTCCAATGTCGTCAAAATTTTTAGTTAAATACTCTTCATTTAAAATAGCCCCTTTTTCAATTTCAATACCATTTTTAATTCCTCTATTAATAGAATCTAATCCTAAATCCAGATATTTACTACTTAAAATTTCTTTCATAATACCTCCTAAATTTCAGGATTAAAATCCTCTTTTATTAGTTCATCAAATCCTTCATTTTCAAATTCATCTAAATCATATTGTTTATTAGTATCATATAAACTATCTTCTAATTCTTGAGTGTGTTTTAATGCTTCAATACGTTTAGTAATTTCCTCTCCAATTCCAGATTCATTTGTATATAAGCGTTGATTAAAGCTTTGGAAATTTTTAATAGTTTCATCTACTATGTCTCTAGTTACATTATCATAATATTTATTCTTCCAACCTTTTTTCTCAAACCATTTAATCAATTCACCCATAGTATCAAAATCATTAATATTTTTAACATTTTTAGGAACAAATTCTGCTGTTTTAACCATTTTATCATAAGAAGCCAAAATCTTATCAAAATCTGTGCCCGCTCTAATACGACAATCTATTTCATAAGACATCTTGCAAATTTTTAAAGCTTGGTCAATTTGTAAAGCGCCATTGACATTTTGAGTAGATAAAATACCTTCATAAAGTCTCTCTAAATAAAGTAAAGCTTCATCATCATAATTACTTCCCCATTTTTCTCTTAATCTATCAAACTTAGCATCTCTAATTAAGGGTAGTTCGTCTTCTAATAATTTTGCTTCTTTTAATTGTTTAAACTCCTCATAATAATCTCCCCAACCCAATCCTTCATATTCTTCAGAATGAAAAACATTAGCATATATTCCAAATATACTATTCTCATCATTCATCTCTTTTAACCTCTCCCATTCTTTAGGAATAAAAGGAATATCAGCCCATTGGCATACTTTATCAACCGCGCGCCAATCAAAATTATTATCTTTTAAATAATTAGTAATACAACTATTACAAATAGGTAAATATCCATCTTTATAAAAGATGGAATGAGTTTGGGCAAAATTTTCTGGTCCGAAGGAACCGCCGCAACGGTCGCATTTCTTCATCACAAACGCATAGGTGCGTTTAATGTCTGGATTTAAAGCCATTATTTACCTTTTTTATTTTGTTTTAAAACTGATATAATTTCTCTACGTTGTTTGCGGCCAAGAGTAGGAAATTTATCTAACATATCTTTCAATATATCATAAAAATCTCGGGAATTTTTTTTATCATCACTCATTAAATCAATACATAGAATGCGCGCCAGTCCAATAAATTCAACTGGTTCTAATGTTAAAATTAATTCTAAAAATTGATTAAATTGTTTTTCACTATTCATTATGTGCCTCCTTTAATGATTTTTTATTTTGTCTAGTATCTTTATCACATCTTTTACACTTATTAGCAAAACCATCAACTGACCTAGCTTTACGAACAAAATTTTCTGGACTAACTAATAATTTTTCTCCACAACATTTACAGCATTTAAAATTTTCTGGGAATGGTAAATTTTCAATTATTTTTTCGTGATATCTTGCTGCATCATTAATTTGTGGAATAATTTTTTGGCAGAAGATAGTGCTGATATAATTTGCTGTATATGACTTCCCATATTTTTCATTAATCTTATCAGCAATTTTTTGATTTTTTAAATGTTTCAACTTTAAGTGTAAAATATCTAAATGTATTTCATTTAAATTGGCACGATTTATATAAAAATTCAAAGTATCCAAAAATTCGGGAGAGGTTGATAAAATCGTAGTATCTTTTGCGTCATCTTCAAATGTATCAAAAAGTAATAATGTATTATAGATATGGTCCATATTCCTAAAATCAAACAAATTTTTTTGTTGGGATAATTCTTCTTTTCTTTTCCAGTAGAACTTAATTATTGAGTTTAGTTCTTCTTCACTAAAATCTTCTGGTAGTGGATATCTATCCTTAGGAAATAATTTATCTATCATTTTATCCTTATACTTTAAACCTAATGGCGCGCAAAGTATTTCCGAATCAAAGGTGGGTGGACTTGATATTGGAGTAGATACTTCGGCGCATAAAATAGGAGAACTATAAGTATCTTTTAATATAAATTGTTCCCTGCGTAATTCAACTAATAAATGGCGCATTTTTAAATATTTGTATGAGTTAATTAATGGAACCCGTTCTTGGATATTTTGAATTTGATTATCAGTAAAACGTTGAAGTAGGGCTTCGCGTGGTTGATTTTTTCGTTTACCATGCGCGAGGTCATAAAAATTTAATAAAAGGTCTAATTCGTCAATTTGTTTCCATAATGATTCAAGTTGTTCTAGGACGGCTGGTGAAGCTTTTTGTCTCGCTTCGGAGCGAGAAAATACAACTCTTTGGGTTTTAGTTTGAGGTGTATCTAATTGCCTAATAATTGTTTCACTAAAACCAGGAGTTTCAAGTAAAGCTTCAAGAGATTCATCTCTGCGTGCGTCCCATGTTTTATTGCGAGTTTCAAGTTGGATTTCTTTTGATTGTTTTGAATTAAGACCAGTTTTAGAGTCAATGCCCCATAGTATATAATTACTCATGGTTTCAAGTTCCTCGGTTGTTGGAGGTTTTTTTTGAAACATTTCTGAATTGAGATATTGAGTTATAAAGTTTGTTCTTTCTTCGTTAGTTTTTAACGAAAAGTCAAGTTTTAATCTATTCATTCTTATATGTATAAAAACAACTTTGGTTGTTTTTATTATTTATCTCCTTTATGTATTTTATTCATCTAAGATAATTATAACATACGAAAAAGTTATGTGTCAAATTTTCACAAAAGTTTTTTTGACTTTTTGTAAAATTTTTAGTATAATAAAAGAAAAAGGAGTTTTAAAATGAAGGGTCTTGGTGGATTATTGTTATATGTTGTAGTTGTAATATTGGCGTTATGTGGTGGAGCTAATTTATTACAGGCATTATTGTGGCCGTTGGCGGTTGGATTGATTTTTATTTTACTGCTTTGTGGATGTAAATTAAAGTAAAGTTGATTTTTTAATTCGTGGGATTTTTGTGCCAGGGAGGTCAAAATCACTTGTGAAAAAAATCACAATTTCCCAAATCCCACCCCGGCAGTAGGTTTTAGCGTGGTAAAGTGCTAAAGCATTAAAGTTAGATGAGACTAACAGTAGTTAGGGTGGACTAACTCGGTTAGTGGGTACTTACCAATGTATAATTATTCATCATAATGTATAAAAAATAAATTGTGAACAAATTGTGAACAATGAAAAAAATTCAAAAAAAAGGTATTGCAATTTGAATAAAGGTGTGCTAATATATATCATGTAAGAACGATATAAACACGAAAGGAAATAAAAAAATGACAAAAGGCAATTTCTTTAGATACTACAACAAACTGACCGGCGCAGATAGAACACTTGTATTCTTCATCTATAATGGCAAGGTCTACAAGTACGATTGCAAGCACATTGCGCCACGCTGGACGCGCAAGGAACGCGAAAGCGCTAAGAATGGCGGCTGGGAAAAGTTCAAAATGTATATCAACGCCGACGAAAAGAAAAGGCTTGTCCCGAAGTCGGAAGTAGTTATGACAATAGAAGAGTTTGAAGCTATACCCTACAAGAACAAAGGCCATAAATGCGAATACTGGTTGCACAAAGCATACAACCTGGGCGAATATAAGACAGACAACATCAGATTTGACAAGTGCGGCGATATTCGTATTAATGGAATTGAATACCAAGTAAAGTTTGAAAACGCTTCCTTAACAAATGTAAACATACTGCATAAAGCACAGAAGGACGCAAGAATGGCAAGAAAGGCGGCTTGCTGATAAAGCAAGCCAGCCAGCCAAAATAAAAAGAAAGGAAATAATAAAAATGCTGAAACTGATTGAGAGAATAGAAGATAGAGTAATAAAGTCCTATGGTTTTGAAAGTAAAAGAACAATAATGGTATTCCAGTTTACCGAGCTACTGCGCAAGCTCACAGGCGCGCAATAAAAAGCTTGACATATAGTTTAAGCTATGATATAATAAAAGAGAAGATAAGAAAGGAAATAGATAAAATGACAAGGGCGATATATTTAGATTGTGATGGAACTTTTGTTGATTTATATGGTGTTGATGGTTGGTTAAATGATTTAATTAATGAAAAAGTAAGGCCATATAAAATAGCACAACCACTTGTAAATTTGAATTATTTAGCAAGATTATTAAATAAATTACAAAAACAAGGATATATTATTGGTATTGTAAGTTGGTTGGCAAAGAATAGCACAGAACAATATGATAAAGAGGTAACTAATACTAAAATGAAATGGTTAGATAAGCATTTACATAGTGTACATTTTGATGAAATACATATTGTTAAATATGGCACACCAAAACATAAAGTTGTTAATTATCCTCATGGTATTTTATTTGATGATGAGGAAAACAATAGAATTAATTGGTTAGGTGCGGCATATGATGTTAATAATTTATTACAAGACTTAAAAGCATTATTATAGGTTTTGCAAGCTCTTTAATAAATAAAAAGGAAGGAAAATAAAAAAAATGAAAAATGTAAAAAATGTTTGGTTAGTTTCTGGATGGGATGGAGATGAACAAGTTTTTGAAAATAAAGAAAATGCTTATGATGAATTTACAAAGCGTCTTTCTATATTAGATGATTATGATTATTTAGAAAAAACTTGTGAAGATAAAGAAGAAAATTTTGAGTGTTGGGCTGCAAAAGATGAAGAAGGACAATATTATTATGAATTATATTTTTGTTTAGTGCCATTGATTACATATTAAAGGGGAAAATTATTTTCCCTTTTTTTATTTTATATTAGTTAGTTAAAACTAACATTACCGGGCGTTTGCAAAATTTTAATTCCCGGGCGCGTTTAGCGTAGTAAAGTGTTAAATCATTAAAGAAAAAATTTTTTATTTTTTTAAAAAAGGTATTGACAATATGGCGCGCATAGTTTATAATAATAATTGTCAAGGGGAGATAAACCAAGACAAAAAAAGAACATTGAAAAATAAATAAAAAAGGGGTTGACTTTTTCAGAAAATTATGATAGAATAATTATAGAAAAAGAGATAAAGGACAAAAAATCCCAAAACTTTTTCAAAAAAAAATAAAAAAAAGACTTGACAAACAAAATAAAGTCTGATATAATAAAGATATCAAAGGGAGAAAGAAAACTCCCTAAGATAAATAAAAATAGGGCTGCGACCAACGCAATGGCGCAAAGCGCAGAAAGGAAAATAAAATGACAAACAGAGAGTTCTACAATGCAATCATCAATGGCACAATGAATGAGGAAATCAAGGCTTTTGCAGTTCAGGCGATTGAAAAAATGGACGCAAGAAATGAAAACAGAAGTTCCAAGCCTTCTAAGAAGTCCATTGAGAATGAGCCAATTAAGGCAGACATTATCAAGTTTATCACTGAAAGAGGCGAAAAGTGTATTGCAAGTGCAATCGCAGAGGCATTGGAAATTTCCACTCAGAAGGCAAGCGCACTTTGCAGACAGTTGGTAAATGATGGAAAACTGACAGTTGAGGAAGTAAGAGTACCAAAGAAGGGCAAGCAGAAGGCATATTCTGTTACAGAGTAAAAGAAAAAAGGGGAGTAATCCCCTTTTTCTTTTTTAGGTAGTTAGTTGTGCCTAACTGTCCCGGGCGCGGTTAGTTTTAACTAACAAAATTAAAATTTGATTTTTTCTCAAAATTATGTTATAATATTTTTAGATAAAAAAAAGAGAAGCGACAGCGTATATAAAAAAAAGATACGAAAATTTTTATTTAAAGTATTGACAACAGAATAGATGTGTGATATACTGTAAGTACAATAAGAAAGGAGATAAAAGGAAATGGCAACAAGTAGAACAATTTTAGACAATCAGTTAAGAAAAAGGTATCTTGAAATGTTGAAGGAGTTTTTCAACAATAGGGATGAGGAAGTTTTGGTAACTGGTACAAATGAACTTTGTTTTCCTTGTGTAGATGATGAAGGAAATGAAAAATTTATTCAGTTGATTATCAAAATTCCAAAAGGTTCAAGAGATGGGGAAGTATTTGATGGTTACAGTTTGGCAGAAGATTTCAAGATGAAACAAGAATTGAACGAACAGAAGAAAAAGGAAAAAGAGGAAAAGAAAAAGAAAAAGATTGAAAGAGATAAAAAGTTGAGAGAAGAAAAGAAGGAGAATAAAGGGGAATAAAAAAATTCCCCTTTTTAATCAAAAAAAGTATTGACATACAAGGCGCGATAGTATATAATATATATAGAATAAAAAGAAAGGAATTAAAAATATGAAATATCTAAACACAATGAACGATTTTACAAGTACAGATTATGATGAAGTCGTAGAAGATATTAAAACTTATTTATTAGATGAATATATTGAGGAAGAATTAAGTAATTTTAATTATGCAGAACTTTTTGAGAATTTAACAGATGATTTTAAAACAGAAATTCTTGAGCGCGCAGAAGCAAATGCAATCAATGATTATTTAGTTGAATTAGAGGACGAAGAAGGAGAAAACGAAGATGAATAAATTTAAACAAGAGTTTAAAGAAATGTTTGATGATGACTATATAAGAATAGGTAAAAAGGTAATTCGTCCTTATTCTATTCTTTGGTGGCTTGTTTCTCTTGGTCAAGGTTTATTGGGCGCGTTAGGTGTTTATGTGTTCTATATGTTAATGTGGTTAGTGTTGGGATAATATTCCAACACTTTTTTATTTAATTAGTTAGTCTTATCTAACCATTCCCGGGCGTCGCTTTGTGAATTAAATAACAAAATAAATTTTTTGAAAAAATATTGACATTTTAGAATTAGTGTGATATAATTTAGATACAGTAAGAAAGGAGAAAGAAAAATGAAAGTAACAGGTATTGTAAGAAGGGTTGACGAATTAGGTAGAATAGTAATCCCTAAAGAAATTAGGCGCACTGTAAAAATTCAAGAGGGGACGCCTTTAGAAATTTATATTGATAACAATATGATTTGTCTAAAAAAATATTCAACTGATGTAACTAATGACTTGGATATGATTGCAAATGAAATTTTTGATGATGCTTGGAAAGGACGCGATATATATTCAGATAAAAAAATTGTAGTTGCAACAGAACTTAAAGAAATTATTAAAAAATTAAAACAAATTGAAAAAGAAGAAAATGAAATTGGTTGACTTTTGTCAATCTTTTTTTTTATGAAGTCCCGGGCGATTGTGAAAATAGTATCAAACTTTTTTAAAAAAAAGTATTGACAAATTAAATCAAATGCGTTATACTATATATAAAGTTAAGGAAATGAGGAAACAAAAATGATTGAGAATGAAAAAGTAATTGTATTAGATAGCGAAACTACAAATTCTATTGATGACCCTATTGCTTATGATATTGGTTTTGCTGTTATTGATACAGAAGGAAAAGTTTATGAAACTCATTCCTATGTTGTCGCAGATGTTTTTCTGGATAAAGAATTAATGGCGAATGCATATTTTAAGGATAAAATTCCGCAGTATTGGAAGGAGATAAAAGAAGGGAAAAGACTTTTGAGAAGATATAAAACAATTAAATATATTTTGTCTGATGTTTGTAGACAATATGGAATTAAAAAAATTGTTTGTCATAACGCGCGCTTTGATTACAGAAGTACAACTTTGACACAAAGATATCTAACTTCTTCAAAGTTCAGGTTCTTTATTCCTTATGGTGTAGAATTGTGGGATAGTTTAAAGATGGCAAGAGAAATTTTTAAAAATGATGAAGAATATGGGGCGTTCTGTTATGAGAATGGTTATTTAACTAAAAGGGGGCAAAGAAGATACACAGCAGAAATTTTGTTTAAGTTTTTGAGTGGTGATAATGATTTTATAGAAAGTCATACAGGATTAGAAGATACGCTAATTGAAAAAGAAATTTTCATTGAGTGTTTGAAAAGAAATCCAGAAATTAATGGCGCGTTGTGGGGGTGATATAATGTTGTATGAAGATATGAAAAAATGTTGTGAAATAATAAAATTATGGAATAAGAAAAAGTCTTTTACAAATTTTAAGAATTTATATAAATATACTTTTTTTAATAATGTTTGGTTTGGTTATAGATTGTTTAAGATTTTTTATAATACTATTTCAGGAAAATATAAAAGATGTATAAAAGAAATTGAAGAAAGATATAACTTGACAAATTAAAATAATTGTGGTATACTTTAAATATAATAAGAAAGGAGAATAAAAAATGTATATTAAAAAAATAGAAACAATTTATTTAACACAAGAAGAAGATAAACTTTTGTGTCAAGTATACAGCCTTTTAGAAGAAATTGAGAAAAAAACAGAAAATAAAGAAATAGAAGAAATTATAAGGAATATAATGTGCTATTTATATGATTTGAATGAATATGTAGAAGAGGAATAAAAAAATGATTGAAAATATTTTTTATTTTAATATTGAGTTGAATCTATGCGCGACTAAACAATGGGTTATAGATTATATCTATATTAATGATAATAAAGATAATATATCAAGAGATGAAATTAAAATCGCATTAGAAACTAAAAGAGAATTTTTGGGATGGTATGAATGTGATGTATCTGATGATATTTTTGATAAGATGTATAATTAAAGAGAATGTATAAACATTCTCTTTTTTATTATAAATGAGTTAGTTATGACTAACAAGTCCCGGGAATTGGTTTCCCGGCGGGCGCGTGTCAAATTTTCCCCATTATATTTTATCACACATCAAAAGTCAAGTCAAGAAAAATTTCAAATTTTTTTCAGTTAGTCACCACTAACTAAAGTTAGTCAAAACTAACTCGCTTGTCAAATTTTATCTGTTGATGGCGCGCAGTCAAATTTTAATAGATGTCAAATTTCCTTTACCAGCTGCAAACCAGCTACAAAAGTCAAATTTTCAAACCAGCTGCAAAAAAAGCTATATTTATATTTCCCCTTTTATTATAACACAAAAAGCTGCAAAAGTCAAATTTAGCGTGCAGCTACAAATTTCTATTGGAAAACCAACAACAAATCAAAATTTGATTTTTTCTCAAATTTTTTATATAATATATATATAAAGAAAAGGAGATGGAAAAAAATGTAGAGCTGGAACAACAATCCTATTTTAGAAAAAATGGTTTTAAAAAAGCTACAAAAAAAATTTAAAAATCAAAATTTGATTTTTTAAAAAATTTCTGATATAATATATATAGAAAGTGAGAAAAGTGAGAAAAGGAAAAATAAGTTCCTTGTCTCGCAGAGACAAATCTAATTGGCGCCACTCGCCTTACAGTGGAGAAAGAGGTATCTTATGACCAAGAGAGAAATGTTGGAAGCGGTAGTTAATGGGATTGAAGTGACGACGGATATGAAGGAGTTCGCACAGAATGAGCTTGATAAAATGGATGCCGCCGCAGCTAAGAGAAAGGCAACGATGAGTAAGAAGCAGGAAGAGAATGAGAAACTAAAAAGTGAAATCCTTACGCATTTGGGGATGGAAGCCAGAACAGCTACAGATATCGCAGGCGTGATGGAGATGTCAGTTCAGAAAGCGTCTGCACTCCTTCGTCAGATTGTCAAGGACGGAAAAGCGACACAGACGGAAGTAACAGTGAAAGGTAAGGGAAAACAAAAAGGGTATGTGAAGGATTTCACTGAATAAGACCCACCATTTTATTCACGGAGAGGGAAGTAATTCCCTCTCTTTTTTTTTGAGTTAAAAAAAATTTGACTTGCGTTAAAATTTGGGCCAGGAACAAAATCAAAGCCACTAAAACAAAACTATTTCAATACATCCCAACTCACTCAAACCCACTTAAATTCACCCGCTTAAAAAACCGCACAAAAAAAGCCAACTAACTTCGTTAATTGACTCATTCATTACCTGTGTAAAAACGCACCGCAACCCTCTCCCGCACCTCAACAGTCCAATCTTAGGCCCAAGACGTATACGTTATACTTATACGTACTACGTATGCGTCCCGCGCACCCTATCCCTAGTTGGGCCTTTTTTAAACCCTTTTCTTTTCTGCCTTCCCTTTAGTTCCCTTTCTCCCTGTTCTCTCGCAAAACCCTTTTCCCTTCCCCTTTAATTATACATATTACGTATACATTTAACTTATTCGTTTTGCTTACTCCCTCCCCTATTATACGTATACATATAATTACAATTAATACGTTTTATATATATTTAAAATAATACGTACTATATATATTATATATAATACGTATTAATAGTACGTACACTAATAAGTGCCAATTTCCTCTAACTCTCTACAATTTTCAGCCACTTTTTTGGAAAATTTTTTAACTCCCTTAAATTTTTCCCAAAATTTTACGGCGCTCCCATAACTCAAAAACTTTTCGCAAAATTTTCCCAAAAAAATAGGAGAGAACTTTCTCTCCCTAAAATTTTACCAAACATAATCCTTTAAATCTTCCTCAATATTTTCTACTGTCATTTCATTCAACTCAATGGCGCCCATATCACACAATATTTTCAAACCTTTTACTTCATTTAAATCTCCATAATGATTCTCTAATCTTTCAACCGCATTGGTAAAATTTTCTCCAAAAATAATTCCACTTTTAACCTTATTTTCCTCTTCTATTGTATCATATACTAAAACTCTATATGAAAATAAAAACATAATTATTTACCTAACCTTTCTCCCACAAAACGGGCAATAATTGATTACTCTATTCTCAATTCTATATTCCTTTATCTTATTGCTCGGCTTCTCTTGTCTAATAGCCCAATCATATTCCATACAGAAGCCGCAACCATCTTTTACAGATTCAATTTTTAGATTGTTTAAACTATTCAACATTTTAGAATAAGTTCCTGTTGTCTCCATTAAAAAATCCCCCAACATTTAAATATTGATACAAGCATTACAGACATACTTCCAATCAAAGTAACATAAGTAATTACAGTATTCTTCCATTTTAAATTTAAAATACTAAGAATAAAAAACACAACGGCAACAATACATAAAACAAACCCAAAAAGCATTGTTTATCCATTTAACTCCTTTTCGCATTTTTCAACTAATTCTTTTCCAAACCTTTTCTCAATAGAATAATAAAAGAACTCATCATAATAACATAAATCACACGGCGCGAGTCCATAGAATTTTTTTAATTCATTTAAACATTTGAGATATTCATTCATTTTATCAATACCTTTCAAAATCATTTAACTCTAACTCAGCTAAATCATCAAAACCAAAATTAGAATTATCAATATCATCAAACATATCATTAAATTCTTCTTTATTAATTTTATTCTCATATGATTTAATTGCATCAAATAAATATTCCTTTTTCCCTACTAAAAAACCTATCCAATCATCTATTCCATCTTGATATAAACATTCGAGAATTGCTTCAGATTCAAGAAGGGACTTTAATCTATTTTCATCAATAATGTATTTATTTCTCATTTTAATTCTCCTTTTAATCTCCAAGCGGAATATCACCAGCAATTTCTTCAGAAATATCAATCCATTTTAAAGTACTTATAATCGTTGTATAACTAGAATTAAGATTAAAAACTTCTCCACAATGGGCGCATATAATTTTGTCTTGAAAAGCTATTCCTGCGATTACTTCATTATCATATTTAAAAATTACTTGTGTTGGTTTTAAAAAAAAATTTCATTGATTTTTTCTCTCTTTCATTTTCTATATTTATTATACTAAAAATTTAAAGAAAAATCAAATTAAAATTAATTAAAATCTATACTTATTTTTCTTCTGTAAACATTTTTACTTTTCTCCTATCTTCCTTAAAATAAAACTTTAAATTTATTTTTGTACATTATTTAATAATAAATCATCAATATTTAATGTATCATATTGTCTATAATTAATTCTTATTAAAGTAATATTATTATCTTTACAAAAATTATCTTTAATTTTATCATTAAATTGTCTTTCTTCAAATTTATTATCTTTATCCCATTTACAATCTCTTTTTTCTTCATGCTGAATCCCATCATATTCTATTAGATGAGATAATCCATTTTCATTAAAAATAGCAAAATCAAATTTTAATCTTCCACCATTAATTCCTACACAATTCTTAAAAGAATATTGCTTTTTGAAAGGAATATTATTGTTAATAAGAAGTTTTGCTATTTTTTCTTCTCCTTTTGAAATTATACATCCACAAGACTTAGTATGCCCAGATTTTAAATGACCACTATATACAATAGTAGTTCCTCCACATTCACATTTACATTCCCAATAATATTGCCGTGTTTGCGAATTATAATGATGTAATTTTATTACCGTTAATTTTCCAAATTTTTTTCCAACTAAATTGTCTAACTTTAATTCCTTAAGTTTTTCTTTTCTAAAACATCCACAACTTTTTGTTAAACCTCTTTTTAAATTAGTTCCAAGAACAATAACTTCATTGCCACATTTACATTTACATAACCAACATGTTTTATCTTTTCTATTTTCAACTCTTTTTATTACGGTTAAATAGCCAAATGTTTGACCAGTTAAATCAATTAATCTACTCATATTATCACCCAATAATAAGTAATAATTTTGAATACAATATATATAAATTTAAAATTATTCTAAAACTCCATATCCCGCGTAATCAATCATTACTAGTCTATCATTTATATATCCAACATTACTGTCGTGAATATCATTAATTTTATTACGATGACATAATTCATTAAAAGATATAAGTGTATTTGAATCATAATAGTAATTTAATAATTCACTTACCACATCACATCCATCACTATCATACATAATATCATCAATTTCTTCTTCACTTAAATGAGAAACTGTTTCCATTTTTTCTCTTAAATCAGAACACGCCTGGTCATCATCTACATCAGCAAATTCCATTGCATAAATATCGCGCCCTTCATAGGTTAAAACATAAGCACATTCAGCAAACATTTTCTCTATTCCATATTCACAAGCTTTTTTATAATTTTCTGCTTCTTTTTTGCAATAATCTGGTTCATTTCTAAAATTAATTTTATAAACATAATCACAATCTAAATCATTTTTATCCCAGAAAACATAACGAGTACAACCAGAATTATAATAAATATCATTATCATAAAGTTCGTGTATAAAATCACCAGTAAAAATATCTTCTTCAATAAAGGATTGAAAGCCTTTAAAATGAGACATTTTTTCAAATAATTCAAATGCTTTTTGTCTAATTTTTTTAATATCCATATTAAAAACTTCCTTCCCTTTTTTCTATATATATTATATCAAAAATTTTAAAAAATTTCAAATTAAAATTTGAACTTATACGTCCTTTATCTAATAATCTAATTCATCTTCGGGAAAAATATCAAGCACTTCATAAGTTACGGCACAAGCTAAAATTCTACCAGCCATTGGAAATTTTTTAAATGTATTTCCCATTGTATCTTTTAACAAATCCATAAAATAAGCAATTTCATCTTCATATGCTTGAATTTTATCATCTTCTTTTAATGTATTATTTAAAACCGAAGCACAATATCTTTTAAAACATAAACCCGAAGGCGTAAGTAATTGTTGTTTAGAGAATTTATTTAACTTTCTTCTCATATTCCAATCAGCAAAACTCATAATTCACCTCACCATTTAATAATTAGCTCATAATAAGAATTCATTTTATCAAAAGAATTAGGTCTAAATATAAAACTACTAGTAAATTTCTTTTTATTAAAATAATCACATATATATTTTATCTTACTTTCTGAAATATAAATCTCTTTTCTTTTGTCAAATACATATATTTTTATCATATAAGAAATACAATGTAATCCCATAAAAGCAGATGAAATAATATATTTTTTAATTTGTTTAATTTCTCTTTTAATAAACCTATTCTCTAATCTATTACCTTTTGATGCTATTTTTCGTATTATATTAACAAACATTAATCGTTTTCCTCTTTATTCTCCCTATACTCATCTAAACATTCAATCAAATAATCATACTCTTCTTCTGTTACACTTTCCAAAAAGATTTTATCTTTATTAAAAGAAAGATATCCAATCTGCTCCATAAATTTATTAATTTGTCTAGCAAATTCATCTAATATATCATTACCAAACTCTGAATAAACATCTACTTTATTTTCCATTGTAAATGTATGCCCAAACTCATTCTCATACTCCATCTTTAATCTAATCATAACACATTCCTCCAATAAATCTGTTCTAAAATTTCATTAAACTCAATAGGCTTATAATCAATTTGTTCTACACTAACACAAAAATGTTTTTTATCACTAACTTCTCTATCATGTATATGAGCATGGATATTAATATAACTATCAGATACATAAATTGGTTCGTGCGATAAAATATAGCTACCTTTAAATAAAATTGGAAATCTTGAAATCATTTCAAATTCCGCTTGATAGTAAGTATTTAAACTCGCACCATCATGATTTCCGAGAATAATAATTTTTCTTCCATTCAATCTATTCCCAATTTCAATTATCTTGTCTTTCCCACATAGCGCGAAGTCGCCCATCATAAAGACTCTATCTTCGCGCTTAACTACTTTATTCCAATTTTTGATTAAACTTTCATTCATATCTTCAATGGAATTGAAAGGTCTATTACAGTAATTAATTATGTTTGTATGACTAACAAAAATGAGTATCGCCAATAAACCATATTCTCTCAAAACTCATTTTAATTCATCACCTACCTTCCCATTCTTTAACCATTCTAATTGCATCTTCAACAACAATTCTACCTCTCGGAGTTTTAACTATAAATCCTTTTTGAATTAAATAAGGTTCTACGACTGTCTCAATAGTTCTCTTATCATCATTCAATATAGAACAAATAGTATCAATTCCAACTGCCTTCCTACCAAACTTTTTAACCAAAGTAGTTAAATATCTTCTATCTTGCGCAGTCAATCCATTTTCATCAATCTCCAAAAAATCAAAAGTTTCTTCAACTACTTCTTTATTAATTTTTCCTTCATTTAAAACCATAGCAAAATCTCTAATTCTTCTTATAAAACCATTTGCTATTCTCGGTATTCCTCTACTCCTGCGAGCTACCATCTCGGCGCAATTATCATCTATTTCTCCTTCCATTTTTTCAATAGAAGCTTTAATAATATCCATTAAACTTTCTTTTTTATATGGAGTTAATTCCAAAGTAATCTGGAATCTATTCCTCAAAGGCTCGCTTAACATCCCCATCATTGTAGTCGCACCAATTAAAGTAAATGGAGACATTTCAAGTCTTTCTTTTAATCCATCAATTTCAGTTTCAAGCATAAAATCTTCCATAGCAAAATACAAAACTTCTTCAATCTTTTTTGGAAGTCTATGTATTTCATCAATAAAAAGAATTGAATGTCTTTCAAGATTCATTAATATATCAGCCATTTCTTGTACTGTTTTAATAGACGGCGCCGAAACTGAAACTAATCTAGCTTCCATTTCATTAACAATAATATTAGCAAGTGTGGTTTTGCCAAGACCACTATTTCCATATATAATAATATGGTCCAAGCAATCATGTCTCATTTTTGCTGATTTAATATAAAAAGATAATGCTTTCTTTATTTTTTCCTGCCCCTTATAATCTTTCAAACAATCCGGTCTAAAATAAATCTCGCTTGTTTTACTCATAAATTTCTCCTTTAATTTCCTTTCTATAAATATATTATATCAAAAATTAAAAGAAAAATCAAGTTTGCTCTACCATTTACTAAACAAAAATATGATACAATTTCGGCTTACAAGTTGGTTTCCATATTTGCTTTAATACTTCAACTTTTTTCCAAGCTATATCAGATAACTCTCGCAAACTTAATTCATCAAAATATAATTCTCTTGGAACACTCAATCCATCAGCTCTATCAATAAATTTTCCAATATAAATCGTATTAATCCAATTTTGTTCATAATAAACTTTATCAATTTCATCTAATTTATTATATAAATCAATTAAAAATCTATCATTTTCTTCTTCTTCCGCTGAATCAATAATTAATTTTAAATCATCTGCTCTCCAACCAATCATTAAAACAGATTCGTGCTCCATATTTCCTTCCTCACTCTCACTCACATTTTGCTTATCTATCTTCTTAAATAAAACTTTTTGCCCATCAATAAATCCAAACTTATATCCTTTTTTAGTTAAAATTCTTTCATAAACTTTTTGTCTTTTATTATCCAACCACCAACAAGAAATTACAACATTATAATCTCTACTAAAACCTCTAATACACTCATTCTCTAATAAATCAAACGCGCGCCGAGCTAATACAATAGTCTTCATAGGATTTTTCCCAGTGGATTTTACATATTCTTCATTCTTAATAATATCTTTTCTTTTTGAATAAAGAGTCATATAAATATTAAAATATACAGTATCTAAATTAGAATCATACTCTTCAAAAGCCATATGAAGAATTTGATTATCAATCTTTATATCTGTATAATATTCAAATTCTTCTTCATTCCAATAAATTTCAATATTATTCATATACTATTCCTCTTTTATTTTCTATATATATTATATCATAAATTTTAAAAAAATTCAAATTAAAAAAAAAGAAGAGGAAAATTCCTCTTCTTTATCTATGTTTACATAGTGGGAGTTTGGTATTTTTCTATTAATTTTTGGTACTCTTCTTCATCAAGAGGAAAGAAACCTTCACCTAATACATTAATAGTAATCTCTTGAATTTTCTTTCCGTCTTTTTTATAATACTTCTCCACAATGGATGAAGCATTCTCGTAACTATTCGCGTAAATTAATCCTTTTTCTGAGGTGGTGGTTGTCAATTCCGCGTCATAAAGACTTATGTTATACAAACAAAAATATTGTCCCATTATCCAGTCGCTCCGGTATATGTCCCTACAACGCCAAAAATAGTTACGCCAGACTTAATATTTTCAGCTAATAGATTGGCATCGCCTGTGATGGTTTGCGCGCCACTTAAATATTGTCCAGCATTAATAGTTTGCGCCGTTGTAGTTGGTGTATATGTTTGTGCTTCTTTTGAAATAATAGTACCAGTAAGCTTTGTATCATTAACATACGCTGTCTTACCTTGAAGAATGTCGTTAGCTGTGGCCGTTGCATCACTAGTATCAACATTATCAGATTCAGCAAAAGCATCTAACATATCACTTAAAACTGCCGGATTAGTATTCCAGGGACTTGACATAACATAATCTAAGATTTGTTTCTTTGTCATATTTTACCTCCTTATCCAGCTTTCAATATTAAGTAATTTTTTAAATTATTCCTTCAAACATTTTAAGACATCTTCAAGAAAATTAATTGCTTCTTCTTTTGACACAAGAACTTCAGCATAATAAGTTTCTTTATCTCTCGCACAATTTATAATTCGTTTTAATTTTCCATTTTTTTTTGATAAATAATTTGTTAAAAAATCAAAAGAGACTTGTATATCATTATTATCCCAATCATATTCTGTAATACGTAATGTTGTACATCCACAATCACATTCAAGATATTTTTCAAATTTTTTAATTCCTTTCATTTTCAATAGCCTTCCATAAATCATTAAGAGTTTGTAGTTTTATATCATTTCCATTTTTATCTGTTACGCATCCATGCTTCCAATTCTTTCCCCATTCTAAATCCCATATAAAATATGAAATTATGTCATTATTACATAATGTTTCTAATGTAGCAATATATCTCGTAAAAATTTCATATAATCCACTTTCACATAAATCTGCTTGTAACACTTCTTCAATTTTATCAAGTAAATTATAGTATTCTCTAATAGATATCATAGATTCAATAAATAATTGTTTAGTTAATTCAACTTTCATTTTCTTCTCCTTTAATCCCATAAATCATAAAATCTTTCTTTTAACATATCTAATCCTTTTTCAAGTTCAGCTTGTCTATTTTTTTGAAGTTCTTTTTCTTTATTAAAATATTTTTCTAATATATACTTTCGTTTTTCATCTTTATCATCAATTAATCTATAATAGCCACTTTCATCTCTTTCAACTTCCATATGATAATTATGCACGTAGATTTCATAATCATTGTCAAAAACTTTATTATCTGGATTAGCATTATAAAAATGACGAGCTATTTCTATTAAAAAATCCTCCCATTTTTTGATTGGATTTTCTTCTCCACCATCATATAAATCATTTGGCGCGCCATGTAAGTTTTCTTTAAAATCTATTAAAGAATTAGTAAATAGATTTAAATAAAAAATATCTAAATTCCATAAATCTAAATCAGAATAACCTCGCGTGGCTCGTTGCCAAGCATATTTTAAGCATCTACAATAATATTTTATATTTTCAATTATACATCTTTTACGATATGGTGATTTTTGAAATACTGATAAATTATTTTTCATTTTGACCTAAACCTCTATTTAAAGCATTTTCATAAATACAAGCAGTAAATTCACAATATCCTCTATTATTTGCATTTCCACAAAAACAATTCTTTTTTGAACAATATTTACTAATAATAGGAGAAGTAGATGTATTAGTTGTATTTATATAGTAATTATTACAACCATTCGGACACTCATAATAAATATAAGGTTGACCTAAATTATAATCAATTATTTGCATCATATATTCACCGCATTTACTACATCTTCTTAAACCATCCATATTATTTACTCCCTATTTTTTTTCTCAAAATTAATAATAATGGATTCTACCCCTTCTGGAATAGTAATCTCAATAGTATTTGGTTTTAATTTAAGATTATGTATCCGATTAGTATCACTCATAACAATATCATTTTTATTTATCTCAAAATTATCAATTGACTCATATTTATCATCATTTCCCAATCCTAAGCCGAAGTGTATACACCCACTACAATTACTACTGCTATATTCTGATTTACATGAATAACATCTAAGTCCTATATCAATATCTTTAAACTTTCCATGTACCACAATATCACCTCTTTAAAATAGCTTCTCTAATTCTATCTTCGGAATCATATGGATTTACTATGGATTCAGCTCCACCATGGAAATCAGAACTATCTATACAATCATCAAAACTATTTTTGGATAACCAATTTGAAACAATATAATCATATTTTGAAAATTGACAGGCTGCCTTTGTTCTCATTCTCAGAGCTTCATCAATATATTTTGGAATTTTCATATAACTACCTCCTCAATCTATTTAATCAATTATTCAAACAATTTTCTGCCTCTTTTCTTGTAAGAAATACCTTCTTGCCAAACTCTCTATAAAATTCACCATCAGATATCATAAATGTATTATCTACTGCATCATATCTTATATTCTTTACTGTCCTTGTTACAATATCAAATTCATCAGTGATTGTATTATACTTACTAACATATATAGTATCTCCAATGTTACATGGAAGAAATATAGTATTATTAAATTTAAATGATGTATTTTTATCTAAATCTTTATAAATCATAACCTTGTCCTTATAAAGAGTCACATAATCTATATCAAATACAACTTTTTCTACTCCATTTTCTTCTATAATATTTTTAGCAATATCTTCCTTATTACAAGGAATATCTTCAATTCTTAAATGAGCACACAATTCTGAATCTTTGTTAAGTTCAACAATATATATAAAATCTTTATCAAATCTTAAATTATTTAATTGTAATGAATCCATATCTATGCCTTCATCATATAACCAACTATGTCCATAACATGATAAAATTTTATCAAAGGTTCCATTACCAGCAAAATATTGAACATATGTTTTATCTTCTGGTATATCAATAAATGGGTCATAAATTTTTATCCACATATTTAACTTATCTAAATAAACAAAAGCAGATATTTCTCCATATTTTTGTTCTAAATACCATAACTTGAGCATTATATTTAAATTTTTTTTAGTATTATTACTTAAAACTACTTTCATTATTTACTCCTTTTTTTATTTCCATATATATTATATCAAAAAATCTAAAAAAAATCAAATTAAAAAAAAAGAGGAATAACTTCCTCTTTCTTTTAACAATCCGTCGCATTTTGAAAAACTTCTAAAGTTTTAGCATAATCAAAAATCGCTTCATACATAGTCTTATTATTTTGCGCCAATGCCTCAGGAGATAGATAATTATTAAAGTTCTCAACATTAAAATTAACTCTTACATCAGCTTGGGGCAATGACATTTTATCATTTTGTCTATCTTCTTGTGAAAGATATGGACTTAAAACAGCATAGCCAATTCTTTGGGCATAGTCAATATGAATCTTTGTTAATCTCCAATACTTCGCTACACTACCATATGCTGTTGTAACTTCTTTAAGTAATGCCATAATAATCTCCTTTTTTTATTTTATTATATCATTATTTTAAGATTGAGTCAAATTTTGTACTTGTTCTTCTAATGCTTTTATCTTACGTTGAGCTTCTTTGAACGCTCCATATAAGAACCAAATAGAAGAATTTGGTAGATACTCACTACCTTCACCACCATCAAACAGATGAACCATCTCCACAGGCATTTCCTGTGTTGTTGTACCTACATAATAAGTAGTATCTCTATCAGTTAATTTATAGGTATATATGGGTAAACTTTCAATAGATTCATAAGCATATGCTTCATCAAATTGAACCATATTCTCCTTAATATTTAAGTCAGAAGTTCCTGTAACATGTATAAATTGTCCATAATCCCATTTATATGAACCAGTCCCAATATTACCTTTACCATTAGCTTGATGCATTACATCTGTTAAAGGTACTACGCAAACATCATTAGTACCAGATAGATACCAAACACCCATACCACAAGAAGCGTTTCTGGGTTTTACAGACAATTGACCACATTGTAAAAATGAATTGTCTAAACGGCCATCTGACATAAATAAGAAAATATTATTATTCTCATTATAAGTTATGTTATCGTCATTATTGAATTCTACTTTATCTGTGAATATATTAGTTGCATATAAATTATTCCAATTATTAGAAGAAGAACCTAAATTTAAAGAATTATTCACTGTAGGATATAAAGCATTACTAGATAAATTCATCTGCTTTTTATTTGCATAAGTATTAGCTCCTGCAATGAACATTAATGTTCCATCAGCACAAAGAACAATACTTTCACTATCAGTTATACTATCATCCATTGCACCTAAGCAACCTTCACCCGCAGTAATAAGGCAGCATTCATTTGCTCCAAATCTAATTCCTGTTCCAGCACCAGATTCATATTTGAATGGCTCAATACATGTTATTTGACTATTATTATTGTTATATCTTAAATGAATACCACTATTAAAAGCAAAAGTATCTGCATGCATTGATTCAAAATACCGGTTTACTGTACCTACATGTCCTCTTACTCCCTCAGAG